ATGGCCGATGTGAAGCAGCAACTCCTCGATGGTCTTCAGACGCTGACCGCTTCGGTCGGTGACCTCGCGCAGTCGAGGCAGAACATCGTCGTGCGGGCGCTCATCCTCCGCGACTCAGGCGTCCTCGCGGACCAGGCCGGTGTGGCCGACTATGACCGTGCGCGAATCGTCACACTGACTGCGGCGCAGTCGTTCGACAGGGCGGTGGACAAGCTCCCGATGGACGCCCGCACCGCCGTGCAGAAGGCGTTCAACGACGCGGTCGCGAAGTACCCGGCGGTCAACATCTCCTCGACCTCGTTCGCGGAGATCATCGAACTCGCGGTGCCGCCCGTTCCCGAGGCGCTCTTCTCCGCACAGAGCAGCGCGGCCATCGAAGCGGTGGTCGCCGTCGAGCAGGCGCGGTACCCGAAGACCGGCCCCTCGGGCGCCGTGTCGGGCCTCGGCTTCGCGTTCTTCGGGCCGCTCATCACCGGCTGCGGTACGGCCATCGCGGCCACCGCTGCGGCGACCGCTGGCATCGGCGGCATCGTCGTCGCCATCGGATGCGTGGCGGCGGCGGTCTATCTCGCGGTCAAGGCGTATGACCTCGCGACCGCCGGTATCGATGCGGTCGTTGACCTGTTCGCACAGGACGTTGCCGTGTCGCGCAACGAGACCGAGCGGGTCAAGGCGCTCACCGAGAACCTGACGCGGCTCGACGAACTGACGAAGGGCATGACCCCCGAGGAGAAGGCCGAGGTCATCAAGCAGTACACCGCGCAGGGGCTGAAGCAGCCGAAGGCCGACAGCGGCCTTCCGTGGGGCGTCATCGCAACGGTCGCCGCCGGTGTCGGCCTCTACCTGTTTTGGCCCACGCTTGTCGGCAAGGCCCGCTCGTTCCGCGCTTCTCAGCCCGCCGTGGCCGGTCTGCGGCGCCGTCGTCGGAGGTAGTCTCTGTCCATGCTCACCGCACGACAGAACCTCATGGTCCGCTCGTCCCTTGCCATCGTGCAGAAGGTGGGGCCGTGGGGTCGCGGCGTCGAGGCTGACGGCGCGGGATACATCGAGGGCGCGAAGAACACAGGCTTCGACCAGGGCTTCGCCTGCGGCAACTGCGTTTTCATGCAGCCCGGACACCGCTGCGCCATCATCAAGGGGCGCATCGAGGAGGACGGCCTCTGCCGCCTCCATGTCATTCCGAACGACCGACTCACGCTCGGCGGTGCGCTGAGTGCGATGCCGAAGAACCGCATCGAGGCGACCATCGACGACGAGGAGAGTTCGTAATGTCCAAGTACCAGCGGTTGGAGCGCAAGCTGAAGCGGGGCCGCTGATGCGTAGGTCGGCCTCTTGCGGCCTCGGCAGCGCCGGAAAGACCCTCGACCGTGCCGAGGCCGTGGCCATCGAGGCCGTGCGCGAACTGGACCATCGAGGCGTCCGCGCCTGCATCGTCGGGGGTCTCGCGGTCGTCGAACATGGCTACGCTCGCGCCACCGCCGATGTGGATCTGATGGTTGTCGAGTCGCACCGCGTCACCGGCACGCCGCTCGGCATCCCCGGCGTGAGCATGGAGGGCTGGGACGTTCCTGTGGATGTCCTCTACATCGACCCGAAGGCGTCGTTCCTGCGAGACGAGGTCATTGCGGCCTCGGGGCGCACGCCGCCGGTCCTCGCGCTGGAGCCGCTCATCTTTCTCAAGCTCTCGGCCTATCGCATGAAGGACCGCGCCGACATCGTCGAGCTTCTCAAGGTGGACATGGCTCGCGTCGAGGTGGTGCGTCGGTGGCTTGCGCGGCACGTTTCTGCCGACTTGCGCGAGCGGTTCGAGCGGGCCGTCGCGGCGGCAACCGAGGAGTTGGCAGAGTAGCGACCGGCTCAGCTACCATCGGCGCAGGGGAAGAAGGGTTCCCCATGTCCGAAGACACTCGCCCCATCTGCCCTTGGCGCCTCGACGCCGAGGGCTTCACCTCCGATGTCGGAGAGCCGCCCGGAGGGTGCCGACTCCCCCCCGGTTTCAAGGGCTGGGTCTTTCGGGAGGCGCCGCCGGAAACAACCACCGCATGGCAGGAACCGCCCCCGCGTGCGAAACTGGTGCCCCGCAAAGCCGTGAAAGCGGCCCACAGAGAGGTTCCCATGTCGTTCCCCGTGTCCAACCCTGTCGCCGCCGTCGCGCCCGCTGACGACGCTCCTGCGGCCTCCCCTGCCGCACTCACCGCCTCGGTCGGCGTTCCTGCTGTCCCGTCCGCTGACGACCTTTCCCGCATTGCTGCACAGGCTGGCGGCGGAGCCACCGGCATCGTCATGGCGCTCGTCGCCGTCGTGGGCGGCGGCGGCGCCGTGTGGAAGTACCTGCAAAGCAAGCAGAAGGCTTCCGCGAAGAAGGACGAACTCGCGCATGAGCAGCGGATGAAGGAACTGGAGCTACAGGCCGACAATCAGAAGCGCGACGACGACAAGCATGGCGAGTGCGAGTCCAAGCGTGCGGCCCTCGGGGCCAAGGTCGAGAGCGCCGAGTCCCAGCTTCGGCTTGCGGAGCAGGCGCTGTCGAACCTGCGTGACCAAGTTGCCGCTCTGTCGGGCAAAATCGACAGCAGCAACGAGACCACCGACGACTACACCAGCGTCCTCTCCAAGCGGATCACCAAGCTGGAGACCGCCGTGAAGGCGAAGAAGAAAGAGGACAAGTGATGGGCTTCTTCATTGCGTTCCTCGGCATGGTCGCTGCGGCCATCGTCTACGCCTTCAAGGTCATCAGCGGTCAGACGAGAGAGGCCGAAGAGGCCGAGAAGAAGGCCGAAGAGGCCGGGGAGAAAGTCGAAGAGGCCAAGGCCGAAGTGAGCAACGTCGAGCGGGCCACCGCTCTCGTCCACGCCGAGGTCGAGAAGCGCCTCGCGGACCTGGACAAGCACATCGCGGAAGAGCGCGCCCGCGACACGGTCGATGTCGCGAACGACATCATCGGGGAGAAATGACCATGTCGAAGGAACTGGAACTGACGCTGATGGAGCGTCGGTGGGTCGCGCAGGAAGGGCGTGACGGCGAGTGGGATGCCGGTCACGCTGCGGACCCCGACGACGTTCCGACCGTCGCTGAACTGGTCGAGTCCTACATGGAGTCAACGTCGCGCCAGTTCGATGAACTGGACGACGGGTCGAAGCCCCGCGCCGCCGTCGTGCGAATGGGCGCACAGGCGTGGGCCGAGAACTGGCACATCTACGCACTGCGGCTGAAGCGTTCCTACGACGAGCGCCGTCGTCGTGACGAGGAGGGCTGATATGACGAAGCGTCGTCGGAACCTGCACGGTCTCGGGGCCGTCGAGGGCGAGAAGGTCGAGTACTTCCTGCCCGCGTCTATCGTGAACGCACTGGGCGGCGGAAAGGCCATCGCGTTCTGTGCCTCGAACGTCGAGGACTATCTGCCGGTCCTTGAGTACAAGTCGAAGGTGGCGGCGCGAAAGTCCGAGCGGGCCGCGCAGACTGCGGAGCGCCTCAACGACCCCAAGTTCCGAGCGGGCTGGAGCGAGAGCTACACCGCAGTCATCGAGCGCAAGGCGGCGGGACAGGCCCGAGCCGCGAAGACGCGGGCCAAGGCGGGCGACATCTTCACGCAGACCGCCGACGAGATTCGCAAAGACCTCGCCGCCATTCGCGCCAAGGGCATCACCGGCCCCATTCCTGCGTGCGTCTACCGCACGACGGGCAAGTACGGCGACCGGCTCAAGAGCGCCGAGAAGCGGGCGAATGTCAGCCATGAACGGTTCCACGCTGACGCTCGCCGCGAGGAGTACAAGCTCGGCGTGCCGAGGCACTCCTGCGACAGCAAGATTGCAAAGGTGCTGGAGCCGCTGTTCGACCCGGAACTGGTGAGGTTCTCGCGGACCTACTGGTCCCCGAGTGGCCGCGCTTCCGCCGAGGAAATCCTCGCTCGGGCCGAAGAGGTCATCCACGCCTGCAACGCCTCGACCTCCGACTGCACCGAGGTCATCGGGCGCGTGAACGATTGGTTCGTTTCCAAGAAGAAGCCGGAACTGGCGCAGTCGTTCGTCGAGGCGGTCGCCGGGGTGAAGGCGAAACACGCAACTCCGCTCGCCGCGTTCCGCGCTGCGTGCAAGGTGAAGTGATGGCTCCGCTGTACTCGTGGAAATGCCCCTCGGGCCACCACTTCGACCAGCCGGTCAAGCTCGACCTCTCGGACGCCCCGGTCGCGTGCGACTTCCCGATGCCCGAAGGCGTGCCCTGTGCTCAGCCCGTCGAGCGCACGCTGACGGCCCCGTCGCGCTCGTTCCCCGGCGCCGATAGCTGGAGGCGCTGATGGCACTCGGGCGCCTCATCTTCGATGCGAAGGGGTCGGGCAGCTACTTGCTCGTCTACCGGCTAGAGGACGCGAAGGGGTTGGGCCTTTATCGTGGGCGCTGGCGCATCCAAGAGACCATCGAAGAGTGGGCCTACGAGAACGGCTTCGGTGACGAGTGGAACGCAGAAGCTCTCGAGTATGACTACGGTCAACCACTCCCCGAATCCGACTTCGTTCGTTCCGAATGGGCGGGCCTCTCAGAGGCAGAACGCAGCCGATTCCTCTTCGGCTTTCCCGACGCAGACGGTGCGCGTGCCTGGTTTGGGCCGGTGCGCCTGCGTATCTACGAGCGGTTTGGCTTCCACGTTGTGCCTCGCAAGGCCCGCAAAGCGTACCTGTCCAAGTCGAAGCGCCAGTTGATATTCCTGCCCTACGAAGGAGACTGAAGATGCGCCAACTCGCTGCCAGCCCCGAAGCCTCACCGTCGCTGTTCCCGCTCGCGTTGACTGCCGCAGCGGTCATCGCGGCCATCGAATACCCCATCTCCCAGTACTACTCGACGGTCCCGCCGACGACGACCGCGAAGCGGATGGCGATTGCGGGCGGCATGGCCTTCGTCGCAGTCCTCGTTGCAGGCGCGTTCCTGCGCCGAAAAGACTGATGCGCCTCTTCGTCGCCACAGTCTTCCTCGCGTGCGCCCCGCTGCTGGCACGGGCCGAAGAGCAGCCGTGCAAGGCCAGTGGGGCCACGGTCGTCTGCCAGCGGGCGGGGTTCGACACGCTCGTCGGGAAGCTGCTCGACGCACGCAAGGCGGCGCAGGAATGCGTACTGCGGTCAGAATCGAGTACTGCCGACGCCACAGTACTCAAAACGAGGCTCAGCCTCGCCAGTGCCGAGCGTGACAAGGCGCTCGCGGATGTCACGGTCCTGCGGTCGAGGCCGGTTCCCTACGGGCGCCGCCTCGCCGCCGTGGGCCTCGGAACGGTGAGCGGGTTGGCGGGGTCGCTCGGAGCGAGTGCATCATCCGAGGTTGCAACGGCGAGCCTTTTCTCCGTTGCCATCGTGAGCGCGGCCACGGCGGTCGTCCTCGTTCTCTCGGAGTGAGCCATGACCCTGTCCCTTGCGAAGCCCCTCCCGAAGGGCGCCGAATACCTTGCCGATGTCGCTGAGAAGGCGGGCGTTGACGGCCACGTTTCGCCCTACCTGCTCCTCGGCATCTGCTACGCCGAGAGCGCCTTCGGCGCGGCGCTGAAGCCCCCGACGCCCGAGGGCAGCGGCGACTTCATCGCTCGCCCGGCGACCCCCGACCGCAACGCGAAGATGGCGAAGCAGCCGCTTCCCGGCGTCGTGAGGAAGGTGCTGCCCGAGGGCATCAAGGCGCGGAAACTCGCAGGGCCGGTCGATGCGTGGGTGCCGACGACGACCGGCTGGGGCTGCGGCCTGATGCAGTTCGACTACGAAGCCCACTTCGACTTCTGCGCGAGCGGTGCGTGGAAAGACCCCGCGAAGGTCTTCGCGCAGGCGTGCAAGCTGCTCACGGGCAACCGCAAGTACATCGCGGGCAAGCTCCCGAAGCTCGACGCCGCTGCGCTCGCTCACGCGACCATCGCCTCCTACAACGCGGGCGCGGGGCGCGTCGTGAAGTTCCTCACCGAGGGCAAGGCGCTGGACGCCGCTACGTTCCATCCGGGCTACGTCGCGAAGATCTGCGCGAAAGCCGAAGACCTCGCGGGCGCCTCAGGGGCGTGGATGTTCCCCACGGCGCCGGTCCCGATGGTGTAGCCGGTGGGCAACCTCGACAGTCGTCGCATCCTGTTCATCGGGGACTCGCTCTCGGTCGCCAACTTCGGCCCTCGGCTGGAGGGCAACCTCGCGGCGCAAGGCGCCGAGGTGCTGCGTGACGCAAAGGTCGGGCGGTCGGTGCGCTGGTTCTATGCGAACGGCGGGAAGCTCGACGCCGGTCGCCTCCCTGGCCTCGTTCGCGACATCGACCCGACCGATGTCGTCATGGCCCTCGGGACGAACGACGCAGGCTTCGGCCCCGCTGACGGCCTCAAGTGGTGGTCCCGATTCATGGGGGACATCCGCAAGGACGCAAGCGGCCCCGTCCGCTTCTACTGGGTGACGCCGCCCGAGTTCGACGAGCGGGCGGGCAAGGTGAAGACGAACGTCGAGGCCATCCGAGAGCCTCTTGCCGCCCTGTTCGACGGCGTCGTGGACTCACAGCCGCTGACGCTCGACCTCACGCTCCCGCCGCAGGGTCGCTCCTCGGACTACATCCACTTCGCGAAGAAGGCGGCAGGCGAGCTTTGGGCCGACCGGGTGACCGAGCAACTGCTCAGCGTCCTGCATGGAACTACTCAGCCGCCGAAGACCGGCATGAACGAACCGCCGATGCTGCCGCCCAAGTCGAACGCCTCGGCGGTCGCCCTCGTTGGCGGCGTCATTGCGCTTGCCATCCTCCTCGCGAGGCTCACGCGCCGGTGACCGTTCGCCCACATTGAAAAATCGGAACCTCGCGGCAGACTGCTCACGCTCCCCGAACGCGGGAGCCGCCTCGGCAGGTCGCTGGGGATGAACGCTCGGAGTCTCTCATGGCCGTTCTTACCCTCACCGCTGCTGCAATGCCCCAGGTTGGCGCCAACGACGTCGTCGGCGATGTCGCCTCGACCCCCACCAGCTACGTCTTCGACGGCGTGAAGGCTGCGAAGAACAGCAACGGCACCAACAGCGCCTCCTACACCTACGCGGGCGGCTCGGTCGGCGCCGACACCATCGCGAACGCGGAGCTTCTCAAGGGCGTCTACGACAGCGCCACGCAGATTGCCTCGTCGCCGCGCCTGTACGAGTTCCTCTCGGCCAGCTACGTCACGCAGGTTGCGCTCGACGCGGCCATCGCGGCCCTCGGTATCGTGCAGTCGTCCAACGGCGCCTCGCTCCTGCGCTTCGTGACGGCGGCTCCGGGCGTCCCGACCGCGACCATCACGACGCAGGCCGCGACCGGCTCCATCCGCATCGCGCTCGGCGCCAGCATCGGCGCGTAGTTCGCGCTCCCATCTTCGGGCCTCCCCTCCCGAGGAAGCTGCGCCCCCCTCGGCCCCTGCGCCGGTGGGGGCGCAGCCCTTTTCAGCCCCGGAGGAACCATGCCGTGCATCAAAGGACGAACCGACTCAGCCCTGTGGGAAGCCGCCAAGGCAACAGCGCGTCAGCGGGCCTGCCGGAAGAACAGCGCACGCTGCGGAACATGGGACGCTCGCATGGCGCAGGACTCAGGCCGCATCTACCGCGAGCAGGGTGGCGGCTATTGCGGCGAGCGCACCAAGGCCCAGCGGTCGATGAAGAAATGGACCGGCGAGAAATGGACGACCGCCTCGGGCCGACCTGCGTGCGAGCGCGTGACGAAGTCGGGAACCTGCGCCGACCGATACCTTCCCGCCGCCGCGTGGACCTCGCTCACGCCCGCTGAACGACGCGCCACACAGGCTGCAAAAGCGCGCGGCAAGAAGCAGTTCGTCCCCAACGCACCTGCCGCAAAACGAGCCGGTCGAAAGGCGCGTCGAACCCGCTGACATATGTCAGCGTTCGCCCACATTGAAAAATCCGACAGACGTTCAAGACTGCCCTCCGACCATCGGGCCAAGTTGGCCCATCACAGGAGGTCACGAATGCGTCGTCGTCGTCGTCGGTACGGAATGAGCGGACTCGGCGCTCGCGTAGGCGAGTGCGAGATCCATGTCTTCTCTTCGGGCAAGCGCCGCAAGGTCTGCGCGAAGCCCAAGCGCAAGGTGAGCGCCGCGCAGAAGCGCGTGCTGGTCGCCCGCCTCAAGGCGTCGGCCTGCAAGAAGACCGGCTCGCTCCCGAAGGGCCTCAAGGCCTGGTGCAAGTCGTAGTTCCCGTGTGGGCTGGTCAGCCGCCTTTCGCGGAAACCGTCTGCCCACATTGAAAAATCCGAGGACTCTTTCAGAGTCCTCACAACGCACGAAAGGAGAAGTCACATGGCTCGTCACTACAAGCGCGGCCTCGCAGGACTGAAGGAAGACGCGATGGACGTCGGCGTCATCGGCGCCAGCGCCCTCGCGGGTCTCGCGGCGGCGAAGTTCGTCACGGACAAGACCGTCGAGATGGCCGGGGAAACCCTCGGCGCCTCGGCCAAGTGGGTCGCCCCGCTGATTCCCGTCGCCGTGGGCGTCGGCTTTCAGATGCTGGGCAACAAGCAGAGCGGTCGCGCTGCGGAGGCGCTGAAGGGCGCCGCTGCCGGTATGGTCGCCTACGGCATCGGCAAGCTCGTCGTCGCTGCTCTGCCGGAAGGCAACGCCGTCGCCGCTGCCCTGCCCCTCGCGGGCGTGGACGTCTACGACTCCGCGATGGCGGGTCTCGGGGCCTACGGCGCTGGGATGCGGTCGATGAACATCAACCGCTACATGAGGCTCGGCGGCGCTCCCGTGCAGGTGCAGCGCCTCGCCGGTGCGCCGGTGCAGGTCCAGCGTCTGAACGGTTCGCCCACGCAGGTGCAGATGCTCGCGGGCGCTCCGCTCGCGGCCACGCTGACCGCGTAACAAGTCACGCAGTACGTCCGACAACCCCCTGTGGCCGCATAGATGCGGTCCAAGTAAGGAGAGAACCAAATGGCAGTTCTTCGCGCTACCGATGAGACCGGCGTCTACGAGATCGAGGGCCTCGGCACCCGCATTCGTTTGCTCGAATGGAGGGCGGGAAGCTTTTACGATACGATCCAGTTCGCCAGCAATGGTGTGACCGCGCAGCAGCAGGGTCAGCAGCTTCTGTTCCAGAACCTCCAGAACAAGGCTCGCCAGTTCACGAACCTGGACAACAATGCGGGTCGTATCCCGGCTCTGAACGAGCTGATCACGAACCGCGTCGGCGCCCACATCCTCCAGGCTTTCGGCGACACGGTCATCAGCGACAGCGACATCATCAAGCTCGCGCACTCGGCGTACCTGCGGTTCGCCGTCAACCAGTCCAGGTTGGTCGCTGACGCCCCGCTCTACACCTTCCAAAGCGGCTTCGGCGTGACGGGTTCCACGACCCGCAACAACACCGGCATCGCGACGGTCGGCGTGGCCTCGGCGGCTGCGGCCCCGCAGTTGCTCGTCGCCCAGCCCATCGGGCCGAACGACAGCATCTCGGGCAGCGATTCGTACATCGCGCTGTTCGCGAACAACTGGGCCTCGACGACCGTGCAGGGCGCCACGCCGTCCGCGACCGTCCCGGCGGCGAACGTCCTCCCGACGTTCGACACCTCGATGTTCGTCACGATCTTCCTCGACGGTCTGATCAAGAAGCCCGCCACGGCGTAGTTTTCAGCCGCTTCCTGCGGTTGGCAGAGTGGAGCGGCCCTCGCGTAGTATGCGGGGGCCGCTCTTCTGCTTCACGGAGACCCCATGCCGATGATCGCCCCGCCCGCGCCCGACTGCTACATCGAGACCTTGCGCTCACGCATCGTTGAAGGGCGCACGCTGTCGCCTGACCAGTACCGTCCCGTCGTGCTGCCGTTGCAGGTGACGCTGGGCGCGAGCCGCCTCATCGGGTCGGCCTCGTTCACCATCCCGTCGAACCAGCGGTTCCTCGTCTTCCAGTTCATGCCGCACATCGTGCCGGTGAGCGTCAGCGCCGCTGCGGACGCGGTCAGCGGTGTCTTCAACGTCGGCGTCCCTGCTGCGGGCGACATCGTCGCGGGCGGCACCATCGAGGACCGGCTGCTGACGAAGGCGATGAACTGCCGCATCAACATGGCGTTCGTCAGCTACACCTACCAACTGTTCCCGCAGTTGAACTTCTCGCTCTCGGACCTGTCGAGCGTTGCGGGTGAGTCGCCCTCGCTGATGGATATGCCCGCCATCCTGCCGCAGGGGACGAACATCGACCTCCAGGTCTCGTTGCAGGATTCGTCTGCCGCTGCTGTCGGTGCCGACACCGAGTACGGCATCCTGCTCGTCGGTGCCTACATCAACGTCGGGAACTAGGAGAGAACCGTGGCGATTCTGACCCCTGCACCTCGCAACTTTCAGCAGCGCATCCGCTCGGAACTCACCGAGGGGCTGCAACTGTCCTACTACGACATCATCCCCGTCGTGCTGACGCTGCGGACGACGCTGACACCGACCAGCGGCGCTCTGCCCGCCGTGCGCCCGAACTTTCAGTCGGTCACGGGGACCGATGTCTACCGAGTCCCCGGCGACTACGCGCTCCTCGTTGGCGAGATTCGCGCCCACATCGCGATGAACCAACTGGGCAGCGAAGACACGGTCGGCGCCACGGGCCTCAACGCGCTCGTCGGCACGCGCAACCGGCTCTACACGAAGGCGCTGAACACCAAGGTGACGCTGGTCAACGCTGACCGCAACGACCTCACCTTCGTCGAGACCGCCATTCAGAACTCGTCGGCGCAGGGTGGCATTTTCTCGCCGCTGTCGCTTGCGACTCTGCTTCCGGGCTGCGGCGGCTCGCCCATCAAGCTGATCAACAAGGGCTACATCATGCCCTTCATCGTTCCCGGCAATGAGCGCCTCAAGCTCGGTGTCACTTGCGCTGACGGCAACGCCGCTGTCGGGCAGACCGAGTACGGCCTCACGCTGCTCGGTGCGTTCGTTCGCTCGCGGGCCGGGTAGCAGACAAGGGGAACTCGCATGACCTTCGACACGCAGTCGAGCAACACGACCATCCTGCCTCCGCGCCGTCCGACGACGCTGCCCTCGGGGACTCCTTCCGAGGTGCATCGCGTGGCGAACAGGCAGGGCGGCACCGTCGAGGAGCAGGTGCAGTCGGCCATCGCTCAGAGCGGTGGCTCGGTGATCCCGCTGAACAACTTCACGCAGGGCGTGATGCCCATCTCGCGGCTTGATACCGGCTCGCAGACCGGCACCATCGCGGTCGTGGACGACGCCGCCGGTGCCGAGGTGAACGCAGGTGGTCGAGTCATTCCGTTCAGCGACATGGCTCGACGCCGCCTCATGGGTGCGCCGGTCACGCCGATGAACGCGGCGCTCGCCGCCGGTCCCGAAGACTCGATGCCCTTCGTCGATGACGGCTCGATGGGCGCTGCCGAGGCGCCGAAGTCGAACCCGTGGCCTTGGGTCATCGCAGGCGGCGCCATCCTGGCCGTGCTGTGGAAGTACTCGCAAGACAGCGCCCTCCAAGGCGCCCCGCTCGTTGCGGACCTCGATGACGAGGGCAGCGAGGGTGAATCCGATGCAGATGGGCCGGAAGGCTCCGAGGAGTAGGCAATGGCTCGCTACATGAACGGCTCGATTCGCCCCTCGCAGTCCGAGAGCGTGTCCGACAGGCTGCGCGGTGTCCGCAGCGGCTACCTGCTCGACGGCGGCACGCCGGTGACCGGGAACTACGTTGACGCCGTCAGCGACCAGCTTCGCGCTGGATTCGGCCCGCCGCCCACGCCGAGCGTCGGCTACGCGGCGACCGCCGAGTACGTCTACCCGTCGCAGAAGATGGTGACCGGCGCGGCGCTGGCCGGTGCGATGCTTCGCGGGGCGCTCGCGGGTCCGTCCTACTCGTCACCGGCGAACGCCTATCACGCAGGGCTGCGTGGCCTGCGGGGCCTCCACGGCGTCGGCGACAAGTTCACCATCACGGCGGGCATGAACGCCACGCAGGCCATCGCTGCGGCGAAGACGGCGTGCGGCACCGAGGTGTCTCTCGCGGACCTTCTCCGCATGACCGGCGCCTCCAGCGACCGCAACATCAAGGCAGGAACCTACACCTGCGATATCGGCGGCGCGGGCGCCGGTGCCGCCGGTGACACCGGCTCGCTGCCTGACGACATCGCTCAGGTGCTGCTCTCGCTCCAGCGCGAAGGCAAGATTGACGGCGACGATGTGACCGACTACGCCGACCGCATCATTCGCGGTGAGGCGGCGGCGCTCACGGCCTACGACAAGGCCACGACGCAGCAGAAGAACGCCTACAAGTCCTGCGTCCGCGAGGAAGCCTCGAAGGCTGCATTCCTGCCGACCAACTTCGCGAACTGCCGTGACCTTGTCGGCCTCGCCGCCGAGCCGGGTATTCTTGATTGGCTCGCGGAAGCCGCTGCTGCTGCGGGCGCGGTGACCGCCGAGGGCGCGAAGCTTGCCATCGACGCGGGCATTCAGAAGCTGCAATCGGCAGGCAAGCCGGTGCCGACCGCCTGCTCTCCGAGCAAGTACAACGCCGGATGTGCCGGTGCCGTCCTCGCCGCTGTGAGCGCACTCGACAGGGAGACCGGCGGGAACAGCAATGACCGGCTTCCCGGCTACACGCCGCCGGGGAGCGAGTCGGACAACACCGGCCTGTTCATCGGTCTCGGCGTTGCGGCCATCGCGGTCATCGGCATTCTCGCGGTCGTCATGTCGAAGAAGCAGTCCGCGTCGGCGGCGTAGTCCTCGGAGTCACCCGTGCAGATTCTCCCGCCTCGTCGCAGCGTCTACGGCCTCCACGCCCCCCGCGTTGCGACGGTGGGCCGTCTCGGGGCGCTGGGGGCGGTGGGCGACATTTCTTGGACGCAGGATCCATCGACCGGCGTCTACACGGTGACCGATCCGGCGACGAGCTACTCGGTGACGGTGACCGCTGGCGCAATGGATGCGGGCCTCGCGACGGGCGACACACCGAGTGCCATCACCTCGGACGGCGGACTCCTGTGGTCGGACCCCTCGGCGTTCGCTGCGTACTACGGCGCCGCAACGGGTCTCGACATCACGAATCCATACTCCATCCCCGGCTACATTCCGGGGTGGGCGACCGGCGCTCCTGGCGCGGGCGGCACGCAAATGCTGCCTCCCGGTGTTACGCCCGCCGATGACATCGCGTTCGATGCGGGCAGCGGCGGCGATGTCGGTGACGCTGGCTCGACCGAGGCGCGAGTGGCGCAGGTCATCGCAAACCTCGAAAAGCGCGTCAGCGAGGCCGAAAAGGCGCGGATTCGCGCCGAGGCCGACAAGGCGAAAGCGGACGAGTCCTTCGGGAAGACGCTGCTGAAGTATCTCGCGGGCGCCCTCACCGGCGGCGGTCTCCTGTGGGGTGCGAAGCTGCTGCTCGCGTACATACTCGCTGACAAGATCAAGTCGGGCGAGGCGCTCCCGCAGCAATGCGCGAACTTCATCGACTCGATGTCCACTGATGCCGCGTTATCCTGCGCGACTTGTCTGCTGACGCGGCTATGCCCTCCGCAGGGCAGCGCCGGTAGCGTTTCGTCTGACTCCTGCTCGACGGCGGGTGTCGCGAAGGCGACGGCAGACATCAACGCGGCGAAGACGGCGGCGCAGGTCAACACGGTTGTCGCAGCGGTGGAGGCGAGTTGCGGTAAGGACAGCGCCGCCGCAGACCTCATTCGCAAGACCGGCGCCGCGAAGCGGACAAAACTCACGGTCGGCACCGTCGCGCTGTGGGGTGGTCTCGGTCTCGGAGTCGCGCTCATTTTCTTCGCGGTGGCCCGCAACCGCCGTCAGTAGGTCGCCATGCAGATCATCCCGTATCACGCCCGACTGCGTCAGCGGCTCGGCGGTCTTCCCGGCTTGTCTGCCGACCCCATCGAGTACCGCAAGCAGTACATCGAGGCGTACTCGACGAGGGTGCTGCCGTTCATCGGCGGAACGCGCCCGCCGCAGGGGCTGAATGACGCTGACCTGCCACGGGGCATCAAGTATCTCGACCCGTGGGCCATCGCGGAGTTCGCGCAGATGGGCCGCTACCGCACGCCGGTCGAGTTGGCTGCGTTGCTGGTCGAGCAGTCGGGCGACGACGAGAACAGGACGCGAAGCGACTCGCGCAAGTTCGCCGCTTGGGCGCTGATGCGCCTCGGAGCGTTTTATCCGTTGTTGACGACGCGCCCCTACGTTCCGCCTGAGACTGCGGACGTTGGACGCGGGAGCGGCGGCAATCAACTTCGTCCCGCGCAGGAGCGCGAGGACACGGGTCCGAAAGTGACCCCGCTGTACGATGCCAACGCGCCCATCCTCTACGGCGACGACATCTACGCACTCTACAAACAGTTCGTGTCGCTTCAGAAACAAACCCTGGCTGAGTGGGTGGACAACGTCCCGAACTGGGCGCCGTGGAACGAGTGGCCGAACAGGCCGGAAGCGCCTCTCGCGCTGGCGCTGTTGTGGGCAACCCGCGTCATCGGAGAGCGGTACGGCATCGACGGTTCGCGCTTCCTCTTCGATGCGCGGACAGCGCAGGCAGACGGTGAGAAATATGCAGCGGCACTGAATGCGGCGTTTGACGCCGAGCTACGCAAAGGGTGCGCTCAAGCGTCGAAATATGGGGGCTGGGGATTCGGTCTCGTCCTCGGGGCACTCGTCGGCGCCGCTGTGTTCATCGCTACAGGCGGCACTGCCGCTCCTGCGGTCATCGTCGGTCTAACGGCATTCGCGGCGAAGAGTGGGGCGGGCGCTATCGGCACCGGCGGCGGATTGTTCGCGGCTGACGCCATCGCAGACCTCTGCGGGAAAGACGCGAACGAGTACCGGCGGCGGTTCATTCAAACTGTGTGGGAGCGCCTGACGCCGGAAGGGCAGTTCGACTTCGTCAAGGTGGTCTATGCGGCCCGATTCAGCGTGGTGCTTCAGTCCGAAGACAAGAACTTCGACAAGATTGTCGGTGACTTGGTCGCGCAGATCAACGAGCGCAAGCTGAAGTCGGCGGGCGACGTTTTCGCGTTCGTCGTGCGGCCCGAGAACGACCCGAACCTGCAACGTGCGCTGGCGGCGGCTCGCGGCGCTGTCGTCGAGCAGACCCGCAAGACATTCGTGGACACGGTCGGATGCCCCGGCAATCCCGGCCTGCTTGAGTTGCTCGCGACCCGCTACTTCGACAACGGGTGGACCTCGCAGGCGCCGGTCAAGGCGCTTCTGACGGCCGTTTCACCACTGACAAAAAAGGTCGCGGCGGGCGACTACTGCGAGCCGCTCCGTAGCCAGGATCCGCAGATTGCGCCGCGTAAGACCGCGCCGTTCCCGAGCTACATCGAGTCTATCCTCGGGAAGCACGCACCGGCTTCCGCGCCTCCGGCTTCCGACGCGCCTCCGCAGTTACCACCGGCGCCGCCCGTTCCCGAACCCACGGCTGGCTCGACACTCCCACTCGCGCTCCTCGGCGCTGCCGGTGGAGCTGTCGTCGGCGGGCCTGCCGGTGCGGGCGTGGGTCTCATCCTCGGCCTCATCCTCGGCAGCAGGAAGGCGTGACGCATGACTTTCGACCTTCGGAACAAGCGTGACCTCGCGGCCCTCATCGGAGGTGTCGCCGCCGCGTGGGTCGTCTACCGGCTCGTCGTCGGACGCAAGCGCACCGTGGACGATGTCATCGCGCTGCCCGAGGGGCAGTCGCTCGACCTCACCACCGCAGACTTCTCGACGCTGGAGGCGCAGGCGTTCGCGGAGGCCCTGCCTCCCGCCGGTCAGCAATACGCGAGGCTCATCGTCGAGAACGGGCGCCGCGTCGGCATCTCGCCGTTCGTCCTCGCGGGCGTCATGGAGCGCGAAACCGGCTACGGGTCGGCGGGCGTCTGCCGCACGCAGGGCGCGGCGTGCATCGGCTCCCCGAACGTCAAGAACCCTGACTACGGGCTGATGCAGATCAACGCCATCAATCTCAAGTCGCAGGGCATCACGACCTCATGGGCGGACCCTGCGGCGAACATCCGCGCAGGTGCGAACATCCTGCGGACCAGCATCGACTATTTCGGGCAGAAGGGCGGCGCCACCGTCGAGGTTCCTGCGTGGCTCGCGGCGCGGCTCATCGTCACACCGGGAAACAAGCCCGACCCGAGGCCCGTGGCCGACGCTCGCGAGCGCCTGTGGTACGGCCTCGCGGCCTACAACGCAGGGCCGACCCGCGTGCTACAAGCCATCGGTGCGGGCCGTTCCCCTGACGCGGTCACGACCGGCAACGACTACGGGCGCGGCGTCCTCGAGAAGGCCGAACGCATCGCCCAGCGGACTGCCGCCATCCTGTCGGGGCAGGGGAACGTCTGATGGCAATCGATATGACGAACGCGAAGCTGGTGCAGACCCTCAACCTCGGGTCGCCCGCCGCCGTTCAACAGAAGCTCGCGCAGCTTGGCGCTCGGTATCGGGGCGTGGACCCGACGACCGGCGCGGGCCTCTACAAGACCGCTGCGGGAGTAGTGCTGCGGTTGGCAGGGTCCACCTCGGTCGATGTACTCTCCAACTGCGCGTGCTGATGCGCCCATGAGGGGCGCGAAGGAACCTCTCATGGAGATGATAGCCATGCTCAACGGACTCCCCCCGCAGACGATGCGCGACTACCTCGACCGAGGTCTGTCCCGCACCATTTCTTCCAATGTGTACGCCGGTCTCGGGCGCGTCCCGATGACGCCTGAGCAGGAGATGCTGGCCGCTCGCTCGGGGACCATTGCCTCGCGACAGTTCAGCGTGAACCAGCTTGGCGCTCTGCCGATGTCGGCTCGCGAGTACGCCATCTCCAGCGGCGTGAACCAGGTGACGAGCGGCGCGGCGTACAAGAACTACGGGCTTGCGGGTCTCGGTGCGATGGGTTCGACCTCTCCGTGGCTCCTCGCCGGTGGCCTGCTCCTCGGCCTCGCCGCCGTGGGCTACTTGTTCGCGGGCGAGAAGAGCTTCGGGAAGTAGGCGCACCGTGACCGCCGCCCGCATTCTCGAGTTCCTCGCACACCCTGTCGCGCTCGACGCGATGGATTCGTTGTCCAAGGGCGCAAGCCCGAAGGGCGTCCTCGCGGGCATCGCCGGTGACCTCGTCGCGAAGCAGATAGCTGCCGCCCTCGGGGTCGATGCGCCGGTGCGCCCCGAGCGTTCGCCCTCAAAGGCCCAGCGCGTCGAGGACGACATCATCGACGCCGAGTTCAAAGTCATCAACGTGACGCCGAAGGCGTCGAAGGCGAAGTGACATGACTCCGAAGGAACTGGAGAAAATCGGCGTCTATCGGCGCTTCCATTTCTCCGAGCATGACATCGACAAGGACATCCTCGGGAAGCTCATGGTGGACAAGGACGGCATGGTCCCGACCCGCTGGGAAGACGTAGAGGTTTTGAACTGGCCGCAGGGCTATATGCACAAGTACGAAGGCACGGCCCTCGCAGAACACAATCGGATGCTCATGCTGGAGCATTACCGGCGCCGTCAAGCCGCCAAGCGCGAGGCGCAGAAGGCTGCTCGCGAGGCCAAGAAGAAGTAGCGAGAGGGGACCGCGATGCGCCTGTACTTCATCTACATGGAAGGGTGCGGCGCCTGCGAGATGGCGAAGCCCGACCTCGCGAAGTTCGCGAAGGCGCACCCGGACATCGACATTCAGCGCATCGACCTGCTGAACTCCAAGTGGGTCCACCCGTGGCAACCTGATGCCACGCCGACCTACGTCGCTGAAGTTCCGGGCCACGCCCGTGTGCAGTACCAGGGCGCTCTCACGGCCCCGCAGGTCGAGCAGTTCATCGAACGTGCCGAAGAGATGATGGGCCTGCGGTAGCAGCGCCGAGGAGAGACCGATGGCTGCTGTTGTTCCTTACCTTGAGGTCGGTCCCGACGAGCGGGCGGAGTCGCCTGACGTTCTCGCGGGCCTCGGAGACCTTTTCGTCGGGCCGCGTCGAGCGAAGTCCTCGGGGGAGTCTGCCCAGGAGCGGCGAGCGCGGGAGCGCGGCGAGAAGCCGAAGAAGGCGAAGAAGAGCGACATCGACGCCGACTTCAACCCCGCTGACCCGCTTCAGAAGCCGCATACCGAACTGACGCGGCTCCTGTGGGCGCGAAAGCTGATGATTGACGCGATGGCGACTCGCACGTTCACCGTCGAGCAGGACAAGGGGGCGGTCTTCGTCCGCGTGTCGCCGCCCATTCCGACTGACCTCGTCCCGTGGCACAAGTCGGGCCAGCCGCTGGAGCGGTTCTCTTTGTTCTCGACGAACTCCAAGATGGCCTGCCCGACGTTCGACCTGCCCGCCGGTCACATGAGCGTCGGCGGCGCTTGCCCTGGTGCGTCTGCGGCGCAGTCCACGGTGCCGGTTCCCACGCGGGTCGCTGGGGCGCAGCAGTTTGAGATACTCGCGAGAAAGAACCGCATCGACTCGCGCCGCCTCAAGGTCATCAATCCGAACGAGGGCGCCGAGGCGTGGGTGAGCAAGGAAGAGCGCATCTACAAGCCCGAACTCAACATCGCGGTCTGCACGCGCTGCTACGCCACGGGCGGCAAGTACTCCGAGGTCGTCGTTCAGTTCTCCGAGGTGGGTCGTGCGGCGTTCGTTCGCCGGATGCTCGCGACCGCACCGAAGAAGCTGGAGGAACTCCTCGTTTACACCATCGTGAATACCCTCGACTTCCTTGAGGCCGACGACCCGTCACGCCGCTTCGGTATCAAGCCGATTCGCGTCCATTCGTCGGGCGACTTCTACAGCGAGCCTTACGCCGATATGTGGATGAACGTCGCCCGCAGGGTGCAGGTACTTGACCCCACCGTGCGCTTTTGGGCGCCGACGCGCACGCAGGTCATGGTCGATTGGGTTTCATACTGGGACCGCACGCAAGTGCCGTCGAACTTCTCCATTCGACCGAGCGCCTACCATGTCGGCGACCCCGCGCCCGCGCCGCTGCACCCGGACCAGCCCGCCTCTGCGGGCAACAGCAAGGGAACGAGCGTCCTGTTCCCCGCGCAGTCGAAGGCCGTCGATGGCAACTACTATGACCATCAATGCCAAGTGTACGCGCTGGAAAAGGGGAACAAGCGGTGCAGTTCTGCTGACTCGCCTTCGCCCGCCCTCGACAACGGCAAATACAAGAGCGACGGCGAGCCGGGATGTCGGGCGTGCTGGGTGCGGCCTGACCTCGCGGTGAACTACGTCATCCACTAGTCGAGGTTCCCCATGTCACTTGGAAAGATGAGCGCCGAAGAGAAGGCGATGGCGAAGGCCGCGAAGGCCGAGGTCGCTCGCATCAATCGCGAGGCCGCGAAGGCCGCGCGAGATGAAGCGGCGGCTGCGGCTCGGTCTGCGCGGGCGCGTGCGCCGAAGACCGGCGATGTCAGTCGCGCCATCACGCTCACCGAGAACGCGCTGAAGCGAGAGAAAGCAAAGGAATCGCCCGACCCCGCGAAGGTCGCTGCGCTGGAACTGAAGCTCGCCCGCGTGACGGCAGGAAGCGGGAAGCTTGTTGCGCCGCTGGAGCGAGCCGCGCTACCGAAGGAGACGACGATTGGCTGCAAGGCGGCGCCCGGTGGGTTCTGCTTCGACCTCGGAGAAGCCAGCGGGACGAAACTCTCGCCGCAACCGGCGGGCGCCGCCCGTGCCATCGCGGCGCAGTCGGGCGCAGGCGTCGAGACTCGGACAAAAGCGCGAGAGGAGATGGAGGTCGCGGCGGCGGAACTGAAGGCGGCGAAGGCGGCGGGCGCCAGTGCTGCCAAAGTCACCGCACTGACGCGCAAGGTCTCGCGACTGAAGCAGACGGCCACTGAAGGTCGTCCGTTTGAGTTCTTCGCGAACAACCTGGTCGATGTCTGCCGCGTCAAGAAGGTCGCCCCGAAGTGCTTCACGCCGACGACGAACGACTCCGAGAAGCCCCGCGAGATGGCCGCGTGGGGCAAGAACGGAAAGTTCCCTGAGGCGAAGACCGAAGAGCAGAAGCGCAAGGCTTGTGATTCGGTGGGCGGCGTCTTCTCGGATGGCGGTGCCATGCCGCTGCGTCTCGGAAAGACGGAACTCGACTTCCTGTCGAAGGCGCAGGCGCTCGACATCGGGAAGCAGTTCCGCGCCTCGGGCGGTGGTGCCAACGTCCCCGTCCGCGCAGGCCCGAACCTTCGCCTCTGCTTCACGGGGTCGAGCAAGGGCGCGATGGTCCCGCTGAAAGACCCGAAGGAAGCCGTCAAGGTCCGCGACGAGTTCAAGTCCTGCCTCGCGAGCCACGGCGCCAACCCGTCCGACGCCGAGGCCCGCGCCTGTGCGATTAGCGTCGGGCGCAAGGCGACCGGCATCGGCAAGGAGCAGGAGACCGCGCTCTTCGGCGTGCGGAAGCGCAAGGCCAAGAAGAGCCGCAAGGCCCGCCGATGAGCCTCGCGCTCATCCTGGTCCTCGGCCTCGCCGCCGCCGGTGCAGTCGCTGTCGTTCGCGCTGTCGTGCAGGAAGTGCGCCCCATTTGGCTCCTCGAGAAGCCCCTCTCCTGCGACCTCTGCATGAGTTGGTGGGCCTCGGTCGCCGTCGTCCTGTTCGCGCTCGTCATCGAGGCGCTCGCGCTGCCTGTCGCGCCGTTGGCGGTACTGGCCTCGACGGCTGTATCGTTGGCCTGCGTGAGAGGCTCCAACCGCCTGTCGGAGTAGACAAAGATGCAGATCATCAACGCGGACCCCCGCGACCGCCGAGGCACCAAGCAGCGCAGCGCCATGCTGTCGGTTCTGCGCGGCCTCGGACAGGGCGTGGACCTCGATGCCCTCGTCGCCAAGGCGCAGAAGGACTACGACGAGGCGAACGCTGCGCTCGCCGCCATCGGCGCAATGACCGCCCGCGACTCCCGAGGGCGCCCCTACTTTGCGGGCGACGACATCCTGATCACCGACCTGCCGTCCGTTGCCACATGGCACACCGCTGACGCCGAGTCGCTGAATGTCGAGAACGTCATCCCGGCCATCTTCGGCGCCATCAACATGGGGTCGGCCCGCTATCTCGACATGGCCGACAACGCCGCGTTCCCTGTGAGCGAGCGTGCGGCGGGCTGGATCATCGGACGCCTGCTCGACAAGTACGGCTTCGACCAAGTCGTGCGGACCATCAACGCCGACGAAGACACGCGGGCTGCGTTCAAAGGCTCCGCACGCTGGTGGAAGGACAACGGAGCCAGCGACGGCATCGAGCGCCTCGCGGAAGTCGCCGCCGACAAGAATGGCCGCGCCCCCGGTGAGGGTCAGTACAAGTGGGCGTCGAAGCATGGCAATCAGGTGGGCGCTGCGATCCGGCTGCTGAAGGTCGCAACGAAGGCCCGCGAGGAAGCCATCAAGGACGCCACGACGAAGCTCGCCATCGCTCAGTCAGCCCTCGATGCCGCCCTCGCCGCGAAGGGCTACGTTCCGCAGGGCGACACCGACATTCCCTGCGTCGAAGGGTACGCCAAGGACGCCTCGGGATTGTGCGTCAAAGAGGAAGAGAAGAGCGTCCTGCCGTGGGTTCTCGGCGGCGCCGCTGTCCTCGGGCTGGTTCTGTTCCTACGGCGCCGGTAGCAGGCGTTCTTCAACGCGGTCTCGTGCCGCACAACAGGAGGCCACGATGGCCGGTCGTCGAAAGTCCAAGTCGTCGCGCAAGTCCTCGGGCGCCTGCCGCTTCGGCAAGGTGAAGTCGGGCAAGCGCAAGGGTCTGTGCAAGTTCAACCGCCCGCGCAAGGCGAAGCGGTAGTTCCCAACCGTGGCCTCGGCCACATCATCAAGGAGGCCGAGATGGCCCGTCGTCGTCGTTCGCTCGCAGGTGTGAAGGTGTGCAAGGTCGTTCGTGGCAAGGTGAAGTGCAAGAGCATGGGCGCCAAGCGCCGCAAGTCGCGTGCGATGGGCGCGATGCCCCGCCGCAACAGCAAGGGTCGCTTCGTCAAGTCCCGCTAGTTCGTCATCCGGCGAGTAGCTCAGTGGTAGAGCCTTGGGTCGCAGGTTCAAGTCCTGCCTCGTCGGAGAAAAATAGGGGCTGGGAGGCTGAAAAGGTCTCCCGGCCCCTATTTTTTCAGTCGTCCGCTTCCCAGTTCGCTCGGAAGCTTGCGGGGACAGGGTCGCTGGACCGCTGGCGCAGGAAGGCGTCAGTCGGGAGGCGCTCGCGCCCGTTGGGCAGCGGCGGCTGAACGTGCTGATTCGTGTCCCACGCCGACCGTAGAATCCACACCTTTGCCCATCCGCGATTCGACGCGACCTCCCACACCTCCGCGAAGTCCCCGTCCCGAGTGCTTCGGACGCTGGTGGACTCGACCACCTGGCCTCCGCGCCGCAGGGCGTCGAGGGCCGCGTTCACGCGGGGGAGAGTGAGGCGGGTGCGGTCCCGGATCTCGGACGAGGTCGCCTCGCCCATGCCGCTGTCGGCGTTTTCAAGCGCCGCCAGTACCTTGTGCGCGTCGTCTTCGATGCCGGTCTTCTTCGCTGCCATCGTCAGTCCTTTCGACCCTGCACGGCGCCCGCCGAGGTCTTCGCGAAGGGGTTCCCTCGGCGGTCGTAGGTGTTCAAGGTCTCGATGCGCTTGTGGCCGGTGACGCTCATCGTATCGGCGTCGGCCACGCCGCGTGAGCGGGCCTCGGTGACATGACCCGCTCGGAGGCTGTGGCCGCTGTACTTCTCAGGGTCGAGACCGGCGCGAACGCACGCCGACTTGATGATGAGCGCGACCGTCTGCGGCGTGAGGGCCATCGGGCGTGTGTCGCCGTTGGAGTAGAAGCCACGAAAGACGGCGTTGTTCTTGATGCCCGAGGCCGTGAGCCACGCCTTGAGGGCCGTAGCGGCGCACAGGCGCCCGCTGACGAAAGGGATGGGCTTCGTCTGCCCCTGGCCCCGCTGGTCGGTCTTGGAGCGTGGAACGGTGACGACGACCCCCTCGTCGCTCCACGCGAGTTCCTTCACCTCGATGGCGACAAGCTCGGAGCGTCGGAACGCACCGGCGAACCCGACGAGGAGGAGGGCGCGGTTTCGCAGCCCTTCCAGCGTGTCTGCGGGAAAGGTGCTGACGAGCTTCTCGATGGCGTTGAACGTGGCGGGCGCCTTGCCGGTGGTGGCGACTCCTGCCACGCGCTCGATGCCCTTCATCGTGGACGGCACCGGCTCGACGGTACAGGGCGTCGGATGACCGGCGAGCTTGTGGGCCTTGCTGATGGCTGCAAGGCACCGGCGCAGGGTGCCGGGACGCACGCTCTGTGCGCGGTCGGCAACGTAAGCGGCGACGGTCTCGGCCTTCGCGGGAAGGGGCGTCACGCCGTGTTCCTTGGCCCAGCCGGTGAACGCTTCCCAATCGGCCCTGTAGGCCCGCTGCGTGGACTCGGGAACGCTGGCGGTGACGTAGGCCCGCGCCTCCTCGACGGCTCTGTGCAGGTCGAGGGGCGCGGCTATGGTCTTCGTCAGTTGGCTCATGCCAGCCGGTTTACCACTACTCAGCGAACCTCGCCGCCTGCTGCTTATGCGCGGCCAAGGCAGCGTCGATGCGTTGCCACACCGGCTCGTCGAGGATGCCGCAGTCGGCGCAGTCATAGTCGCCCACGGCCTCGCGGGCCTCGCGCAAAAGGGCCACGGCCTCTTCGATGGTCACTTCGTCCCTCTCGCCGCCGCGATGGCGGCATCCTTGGCCTCGGCCTCGGTGGCGCAGTAGCCGACGCAGCCTTGCTCACGGGTCACTCGCCAGCGCCATTGGGTTCCCCAGTCGTGGTCGAACGGACCCACCGCAGCTAAGGTGTCCGCGCCAATCTTTGCTTCGGACCACCCCCCAGCGACATACTGTTTCCACTCCACAACGTCCTTTGCGGAGTCCTGCCGCTCCGCGAGCGCGGCGTCGATGCGGTCACGCACCTCGCAGACGCGGTCGATGCCTTCTTGGGTCGTCGGGCAGAAACCAACAAACACCCGCGCCTCGCGCAGCAGGTCGAGCAGTTCAGCGTTCGTCACGACTTGCCCCTCTTTCGGAAGGCCGGATTGCACGAGCAGAGCATGTCCCCGCACGGCTCGCAGTCCGGGTTGTCGAGGTCGCGCAGGTGTTGGATGTACCGCTGCGTCCGCGCTTCTATTTCGGCCACGTTCGCGGCGTGCCATTCTTCGGCGGTCACTTTCTGTCCCGACAGCGCCTTCTTGACCAGCTCGCTCATCGTCACGGGAGCCTCCCGGCGTACTCCACGGCCGCGGCCTTCGCCTCGGCCTCGTTGGCCGCCTCGCCGACGTACTCGACGCGCCACAGCCAGCCATCCCCAAGCCATTGCGGGTCCACGGTCAGGAAGACGTTGTCGCTGTAGTCGGCCTCATGGGGGCGAATCCCGAATCTGTTCGACTCCTTCTCCTCCCATCGGATGTCGGCGGGCGCCGCCTTGACGGTGTCGTGCGCCGCGAGCGCCGCTGCGATGCGCCCCCACACCGGCTGTTTATCGACGTTGCAGTCCCAGCATTCGTACTCGACCCCCACCTTGTGCGCCTCGCGCAGCAGCGCGAGCAGTTCAGCGTTGGTCATCGCTCGGCCTCCTTCGGGTCGGTGAGTCCGTAGAGGGCGCAGACGCGCCGCAGTCGAACGGGGTCGGTCGGTGGCAGGTGTGCCAGGTCTCGCCTCTCGGCTCGGATGAGCCACTCGGGCGGCTGGAGCGGCTCGACGGTGAAGTCGTCGTTGCCGCAGTCGTTCTCGGGGTCGGTCATGGGGTCTCCTCGGTGAGGGCGCGGATGCGTTGCAGAAGGTCGGCTTCTCGGCCCGCGAGGGCCGTGGCGAGGCTCGACGCACCGGCCCATCCCGCTCGCGCAGCCTTCAGCGCGTCGATGATGGCAAGCGTCGTAGCGGTCGGCAGGACGTAGTCCTGAGCCGCGTGTGCGCGGATGGCTTCCAGTTCTTCATCGGTCATCGGATGAATCTCCTGCGGGGCGTGATGGGCCTTGGATCGGGCTTCTCGATGCGGTGGTAGACGACGTACTGCGTCTTGCTCCACGGGTTGTCGCCCTGCTCGGCCACGACCTCGACCTCGGCAGCGAGCCAGCCCGCAACGACGAGGCCGTCAACGAACGCGCCCGCCTCGCGGCTGCTGAAGTAGCTCTTGAGGTACTTGCGCTCGGGCGTCATCAGTTCCACCGGCCCGAGGCGCGGGCGGCGCCCACGACGTCGTACATCTCGTCCACCTGCTCCATGCCCCGTGCGATGAGGCGCTCGCCCTCGGGCGACATGATGCCGTGCGTGCGGAGGCATGAGCGGCAGAGGAACGAAGTCTCGGAGCGCATGGGCGCCGCGCAGCCGTCGCACGACAGGAACAGGTTCTGCGGCAGGTCGGGGATGGGCGAGGCGAGTGTCTCGCGGATGTTGGCAAGCTGGTCGAACAGGGCGTGCGGCATGGTGGTGTCTCCTGTGGCGCGTCAGCGCCTAGCGTTCGTCGGTGCGGGGGTGGTTGCCTCGCGTGTTCGCGTGGCGCGTCGGACAACGGAGGGCCACGGCGTCGAGGTCGCACCAACCGGCCTCGCCGCGCACGGGGTCGTCGTCCCATTCGACGAGCGCCTTGACGGTGCCTTTGTTGCTGACGCGCAGGGCGATGACGGTGCCGTGGTCGTGCGTGTCGTCGAGGATGGCGTCGAAAAGGCAGACACGGTCACCGTCTGCGGGAAGCAGGGTCAGCACAGGACGCGAGGGTCGGCGGGCCACGTTGGGCATGGTGGGGGTCTCCGGGTCAGCGGGTCGAGGGGGGTGGGGGGGTTCTGCGGTCTGAGGGTAAGTCCAGCCGCTTCGGGCAGGTCACTATCGATAATGTGGCTTATCACTAGAGTCCGCAACCCCGGAACCGCAGAACCCCCCAGACCTGGACGAGGGGGGTCTGCGGCACGGGAGGGGCTGCTAGGCGTGCCGGTACGCCGTGAAGCTCCCCACGGCCTCGGCACGGGCCACCGGCTCGCCGCCGAAGCGGCCCGCCTCGCGGGGCGTCCACAGCCAGTGACGCTCGTCCACGGCGCCCGCCCACACGATGCGCCGCAGGAGTTCCTCGGCGTCCCTGCGCGTCGGGAACAGCGCGTAGTGCGTCAGCGGAGCGTCGAGGTCGTCGGGCTGTGAGTACGGGCGCACGGCGGTCCCGAGTTGTAGGCGCACGACCCAGCGGGCGCCCTGCGGGTGGATGGTCAGACGGTCGCGCTCGGTCAACTTGAGCATGGCGGGTCTCCTACTGGCGGGTCGGGACGGCGTGCATCCCGCGCTGAATGGTCTCCCACGTTTCCTGCGCCTCGGCGCGGTCGGTCGAGTACGGGACGGGCGTGTGCGGGCGCTCGTCGGAGAGCATGGACCCGACAACGTAGGCGACGGTCCCGAGGGCGCCGGTGACGGTGAGGGCGAGGGCGACGGCGAGGGGGTCGAGCTTACGCATGAGAGGCTCCTCGCGGCAGAACGCCGCGCTTGGACAGGCGGGCGACGAGCGCCCAGTCGGCGCGGGCGCCGAGGTGGTTGACGATGACGGTCTCGCGGCTTCCATCGGGGAGCGCCCATGTCTGATGCGAGCCACGGGTGCGGAGGGCGGTGGCCCCGAGGCGCCGCAGGGTCGAGATGACCTCGCGGTAGGTCACGGCGTCACCGTGGGGCGGGCGGCGAGGCGCTCCGAGAGGACGGCGCGGATGGCGAGGAGTGACAGCGACCGGCGCCCCTCGCGCAGACACGCCGCGAGGTCGTCCAGCGTCCACTCGCCCGCGTTCACCTCGGAGAAGAGGTCGGCGTCGTCGTCGGTGATGTCGGCGCGGACATCCGCGAGGGCGTCGGCCCACTTGCGCCCGACGTAGTCGCGCACCTCGCTCACGACGAGCCGGTTGCCGTCCATCGCGGCCTCGGCGCAGAGGTCGTGCGCCCGCTTGTCGAGCGCCTCGGCGGTGCCGTCGAAGAAGAGGAAGATCTCGTCGTCCGAGGCGAACTGGAAGAAGTCGCCCGCGTCCCAGTAGTGGGGGGACGCCTCGACGGCCTCGGTGATGCCGTCGTTCAGACGGTGGAGGTCGCGGTTCCACTCGTCGGTGGAATCGAACTCGGCGGCACCGCCGACGCAGAGAGCGTGCAGGAGCGTCTGCGCCTCGTCCGACCGCAGGTAGGCGGCGATGTGGTCGAAGCTCGCGAGGTCGAGCGGCAGACCCCCGAGGACAGGGTCGAGGCCGCAGTACTCGCGCTCGGGGCGTCCGTTGCCGACGCTCTCGCGGACCTCGACGGTGCGGCGCTCGGTGTCGAGGACGAGGCGACGGTCCCAGCCCACGGTGGGGTCGAGGCGGGTGAACTCGGGGAGGTCGATGCTGACGGGTAGTGCGGCGGTGGTGGTCATGGCGGGTCTCCTGTCGTGCGGTGGTGGCGGGTGGGGGTCTACTGGCGGGCGAGGAGGCGGTGGGCGGCGTCACGCATGGCGAGGCTCGTTGCGTCGGTGACGGCCTCCGAGAGTCGCGAGGGCGTGTTGTCGGGGTCGAAGATGAGCGTGCGGCGCACGCCCGCGAGAGTGTCGGCCCACATCCGCTTGTTGATTCGGTCGCACGCGGGACACTCGTTCCAGTTCGCGATGGACGGCGCGTCGGTCAGCAGTCCGATGAACATTCGGGACGGGACAAGCTTCGGGACGAGCCGCTCGCAACCGATGCAGAGCGTGAGCGCGGGGGTCGGCATGGTGGTCTCCTGCGGGGGTGGGTGGTCTAGGCGTTGACCGGCGCGCTGTGGGCCTTTTCGTAGTGCGCGGCGTATTCGACCTTGCTGAAGGACTCTCGATCCTTCTTCTTCCGCAGGACGATGGCCTCCCCGCAAGCGGGACACTTGCCGACGCCGTGCAGACCTTTAGCGTCACGCTTGAACTCGATGTCGAACATGAAGGGAATGCCGATGGACATGGGGGTCTCCTGTCGGTGGTGTGTGGGGCGGGTGGCCTACAGGCCGCGACCGCCGGTGCGGTGGTGAAGCTCAATCTGAAGCTCGACCCACGCCCCGCGCAGGTAGGCGTCGAAAGCGGTGTGGCTCACGCGGACGGCGTGGCCCTCGTTCAGAATCTGATGGGCGGCTTCCCCGATGAGCTTGTCGAACTCGGCGTCGGTGCCGGTGAACTCGTCATCGAATATTGCGCCCTGCTCGGCGGCGTCCTTGAACCATTCTTCGGGGGACATGAGGCGCTTCTTGCTCGGCATGGGGGTCTCCTGTCGGTGGTCGGCGTTGGGACCGACCTCGGGGGTTACGGCGCGGGTGTGGTGGCACCCGCGCTCCCTCGCCCTTGAGTGCTAGCGGCGAAGAGTCTCGGGGGTGTTCGACTGCTCGCGGGGGTCCAGCGCCTCTCCCAGCGTGACGCGCTCCTCGCGCACGGTCTCGGTCGCGGGGCGGCGAAGACGGGCGGCGAGGGCGGCGTCGAGCGCCTCGTTCGCGTGCAGGGCGTGCGCCGTGAAGAAGTCGCGAGCGGCGGCGAGGGCGGCGAGGTGCGTGCGGTACTCCGCGCTGGCCTTACCGTAGGCGTCGTCGCCCTGCGGGTAGTAATCGCGGGCGTGGGGTGCGGCCTCAGCGACCCGCCCGACGACCGTGTCGAGCGCGAACCATGCCTCGTTCGCGAGCTTGAAGAGACGCTCGGCACCGCTGCCGTTGAAGTGGATGGTCGGGAGGGTCGGGGTCGGGGTCGTCATCGGAGGCTCCTGTCGGGTCGGGGGGAGTGGGGTTCCCGACCGTGAAACGAACCCTATCCGACCCCGTTGACAGGTGTCAAAAGAAAAGTGGCATGGCCCCGAAACACCGTGTTTTCAAGCTGTTCTGCGTCGGTACCGGCCCATGCACAGGGGGTACGGCGGCGTGCATAGGGGGAGAAAAGAGACCCCCCCTGCCGCCACGGTGGACGAGAGGGGGGGTCACGGGGGTCGAACGGTGGCCCGATGGCCTACGCCGCGTCGGTCACGGTCTCCTCGGGCGCCGACCTGGACGCCGTCTGCACGATGGTCCAGCCCTTCGGCAGACGTCCCGCAGGCGCCACCGGCGAGGCGAGGACGACCTGCTGGGGAACGTCTGCGAAGGCCCGCAGGACGGCGGTCAGCGTGTGCGCGTCGAACGCACGCTCCTCGGGAATGAGGACCGCGAAGCCGTCACCGGCAGTGGCAGAAGCCATCGCGGCCATGACACGCGCCCACTCGGCACCGCTCAGAGCCGTGTGGATGCGCCCGTCGCGAACGAGGCCGAACTGGACCACCTCACGCTCCCCGTCCTTCAGCCGCAGGTCGAACGTGTCGCCCTTCGGCAGGTGGCTCTGCACCTTCGCGACGAACGCGGCGAGCGCCTTGTCGAGAACGATGGCGACCGCCTCCTCGCACGCCCCCTTGAGCGCGGACCAGCGTTCTGCCGCAGCCTCGGCCTCCAGGGCGGCGCTCTCGGCGCCCTTCACCTTGGTCCACGCATCGGCGGTGGCCTTGTAGTCGAGGAACGAGGTCTCCAGCTTGTCGAGGTCGGCCTTCGCATCGGCGGCGGTGAAGCCCAGCGGGTCCGACGCGGCCCCGAGCGCCTCGACCTCGCGCTCCAGCGTCTGCACCGTGCCGATGGCCCTCTCGGCGGCGATGCGAAGGCCGGTGACACACTGCTCGACACCGCGCCGCTCGACACCTGCGGCCTGTGACGCGGCGATGGCCCCCTCGACCGCTGCGAGGTCCGACGCGGACGGCTTGCCGACACCGCAGACGAGGCACTCGCCCGCCGCCACGGCGACCTTCAGCACCTCGCAAACGTGCGTCAGGACCGGGTGGACCGGCGTGACCTCGGGCAGGTTCGCAAGCTCCCCCTGCGCGAAGGCGTGCGCCTCGACGGCCTGTTGCGCGGCGGTGACGGCGGCGGTCAGGCGGTCACTGGTTCCCTTGAGTCGGTCGAACGCGCCCTCGGCGGCAATGGCCCGCTGATAGGTCTCGCGGGCCTCCTGCACAATCTTTGCGACCTCGGCCACCTGCGCCGCAGTCGGAGGAGCGGCGCGGCCACCTCCGACGAGCTTCGCCGCCTCCCGCTGCGTCTTCGCGTTCGCGTTCGACTCGCGCTGCTGCTTGCCCGACATTTCCAAGACGGCGACGAGGGCGTCCGGGGCCGACAGGGCCGAGGGCTGAGAAGCGAGCGCCGTCTGCCACAGAGGAACGACCGCCTCGGGCAGGAGCGCGGCGATGTCAGCGCGGGTGACCGCACCGGCGACCTTGCCGAGCAGGAACTTCCGCGCCGTCACCGGCGACCCGAGGAGCGCCTCCTTCAGCGTGCGAATGGGCAGGACGCTGTCGATGTCGAGCGTGCGCGGACGAACAGCGACCGCCTTCTTCGCTTTCGCGGTCGAGCCTTCGACCATGTAGGACGCGCCCTCGCCGGTGTCGAACGTGACCTCCGCGAGGAGGTTCTGACCGGCGGGCGCAAGCTGCATGACGTCGGCCTCGCGGGCGACATCCTCGCGGCCCGCGATGTCCGACACGCGCCCCGTGAGCGCGAGTTCGATGGCGTTGATGACCGTGGACTTGCCCGAGCCGTTGGGGCCGACGAGCAGCGTCTTCGGCCCGATCTCGATGTCGGCGCCTACCTTCACGTTGGTGCGAACGTGCTTGATGTACATGGGTTCCCCTTGCGTTGCGCCCGTGAGCGCGGTTGGTGGTCTCCCTCCGAGAGCGGTGGTGGAGGGCCGTGCGTTGAATCAGACGCCGCGTTCGACAGCGAAGCGGCGAAGGCCGTCCAGCATGAGCGGATGCGGCGCGTGGCCTTCCTTCCACCAGCGGTAGACGGTGCGCTCAGATACCTGCGCCTTCTCGCCTATCTGCGCGGGCGTGACTCCTGCTCCGAGAAGCCTCGCGATGAGTGCGCTGGCCTCTTCGGCCCTCTGCTGAAGCACAACGTGCTGCATGGTCTTTCGATCCGACATCGTTCCTCCTGTGGCTGCTGTACCGCTCTGACACCTGTCAAGTCAAGTGTCAGAGGACGCAGCGCCAGCCGGTGAAGTAGTCCTCGGCGTCCACGACCTCGATGGCTCGGACGGCGGTGCCGTGCTGAACGCTGGTGCCGTCGCCGTCCAGTTCTGCGAAGACGACCGGCACGCTCGCGGCGATGGCCTCTCCGACGATGGCCGACGTGGCCTTGCCTACGCGCTCCTCGGGGACGACGACGAGCGAGTAGAACCGGCGCCCCGTGTCTACGTCGCGGCGGCGGGTGACGCTGCGAATCCAAGCGTTGATGTGGCCCTCGCTCGCGATGTTCGAGGCGTAGTCGTCGCGGCCAGTAGTGACCTCGACGCCAGGCAGAGCGGTGCGGAGTGCGGCGACGAAGCCGTCGATGCGTTCGTCGTCCCACGACTTCGGATGCGCGAAGAAGGCGCGTTCCATGCTGTCCCCTTGTCGGCGCGGTGGTGCGCTGACACCTGTCTACTGCTCGTCGGCATTCACGGCAAGTGCCGACACCGTCGCAATGCGCTCTCCGATACGGCGCATCACGGGAACCGCCATCGAGTTCCCCATCGTCTTGTACCGCAGCCCATCCGGCGCGGTCGGCTTGCGGCGCCACGGGATGTCGGTCCACCCCTTGGGGAAGCCTTGAAGCTGCTCGTACTCGCAGGGCGTGAGCTTTCGGACCACCTCGCGAGTGAGGCCGGTCGCAGGGTCTGTCGCCGTGACGACGATGGGGTTCCCCACGATGCCGTCGCGCCCGCACGACGGCCCCTTGTAGTCCCTGCTGTTGAGCGTCTGTGCTACCCGCCCGAAGTCGCCACCGCCCGCAGCGCGCGCTCCAGCACCTCGGGGAGCGTGACCCCGCGCTTCGTCGCCCTTCGCAGTATCCCCGCGCAGGCTTTCGGACTCAAAAAGAACCTCGGCGGGATTGGCCCCGTCTCCAAGATGCGCGACAACGAAGACCCGCCTGCGACGTTGAGGCACCGGCCCCCGTCCGCGAGGGTCTCCATGCAGAGAACAGCCTCCGACGCTCTGCGCGTCCAGGGTTCGATAGGCCCACTTGAACCCGAGTTCTCCCAGCGCCCCGAGGAAGGAACCAAAGTCCCGTCCGCCTCCCGACGACAGGACGCCGGGGACGTTTTCCCACAAGAGCCACTTGACCTTGAGGTGGTCCGCGAGCGCGAGGAACGTGAGCGCGAGGTTTCCTCGGGGGTCTTCAAGCCCTTTGCGGAGGCCCGCGACGGAGAAGGACTGACAGGGAGTGCCTCCGACAAGAAGGTCAACTGAGCCGGGTTCGATGTCCCATTCTTTGTAGCGCGTGAGGTCGCCATAGTTCTTCACCTGCGGGAAACGATGCGCGAGGACCGCGCTCGGAAAAGGTTCGATTTCGCTGAAGCCGACCGGCGTCCAGCCCAGCGGCTCCCACGCAACGCTCGCGGCCTCTACGCCGCTGCACACGCTCAAGTAGCGCATCAGTTCAACTCCTCCTTCAGTGTGTCGAGGAATGCGATGAGGTCTGTGTAGTGCGGGTGGCTGGTGAACCATTCGTGCAACGTGGCGCGAACGGCGGGCGACAGCGCCCGAATCTCGGCCTTCATCTCTTCGTCCAGCTTCGGCTCAGACATCGCTCCACCTCGCTCCGATCTTCGCCTTGGCCTTGAACGGCACGCCGTCGAGGCCGGGAATGCTGCGATTCATCGCCTTCTCAATCTCTCGCGCAGACCAGTTGGCCTCGCAGGTGCATCCGATGGGACACCAGCCGAACTCGCGCTGTTTTTCGTCGGGCTTGCCGTTCGCGAGCTTCGGCACCTCATACTGCGGATGCGGACACGGCGCCTCGACGTACAGCGCGTCATGCACCTGTGCGATGAGGCCGGTCCCCTTGCCCCACTTGCCGAACGGGATCACCTTCAGCAGGTCGAACGTGCTGTCGTGGATGATGGCGCTGCCCGCCGACTGAATGGGGAAGTTGACGATCTCGTTGAACTTCTCGCCGTCGAGGAAGTCGCGCCGACGAAGCCACACGGGGTCAAGGATGAAGCCGCTGTTGCGGTACTCGTCGAGGCAGTCGTCCCACCAGCGCGGAAGCTCAGGAATGCCGTCGAGCCACCGGCGCCGCAGCGTCGATATCTCGCGCACCGAGAGGTCGGGGTACATCAGGTTGCCCTGCTCGTCCTCGGCGCTCGTCACCAGCCCGTGAACGGTCTCGTCGCCGCTGCCGTAGAACGAGGCGTACTTGATGCCCTTCGCGATCTTGCGAAGCTTGTCCCACTGGTCGCTCTTCGGCTCCAGTACGTCGAACGCCTTGCCGAACATGAGCGAGGCCGTCATCGCGTGCGGGTCTTTGCCCTGGGCGAACGCCTCAAGGTACACGGCGATCTGCGCCACGGCGGTGATGATCCGAAGTTCCAACTGGTCCGCGTCTGCGCCGACGAGGACGCATCCGGGCTGCGCGATGACCATGCCGCGCAGGTGCTTCGGCCAGTTCTGAGCATTCGGATTCGATGACGACAGGCGCCCGCTGGTGGTCCCGTGGGCGTTGTAGTCGGGGCGCACTCGACCGTCCGCCATGATGAGGCCGCGAGCCGCCTCGTTCTGCTCCTCGTCGCTCTCAAAGCGCACGCCGTTGACCGGCTGGCCGTAGGGAACCATTCGCTTGAGGTAGGTGCCGAACTCCTTCGCAGCGCGACGGTAGCGGCGCAGCGCATCGACGAACGTGACGAACCGCTTGTCGCCCGAGTTCTGCGTCCGCATGAGCCGCAGGGAGTCGTCAGCGGTCGAAGGGTCGCCGCTCTTCGTGTACTCGGCGGGCGTCATCTTCCATGAGTCGAAGATGAGCGACCGAATCTGCAACGGGCTGTTCGCGTTGAACTCCGACCGGCCCGAGGCGTCGAGGGTCCGCTGGCGCCACAGGTTCATTTCCTCCATGACGCGGCGGGTCTCCTCCTGCACGCGCTGCCCGTCGATGAGCATCCCTGTCTGATGCATTCCGACGCAGACCTCCTGCACGCGATGGTCGCGCTCGACCACCTGCTCCTGGCCCCGCAGCTTCGCGGCCTCGGCCAGCGGCGGGAGAACACGCGCCGTCACGCAGCAGTCGATGGCGCAGTAGACGCCCAGTTCTTCGTCGCTCGATGCCTCCTTCGCCGTGTGCGCGTCCTTCCACGACGTAACGTCGGTGTAGACGCTGCCGACGTAGGCGAGCCGGTGTGGAAGCTCCGACTCGACCGAGCGGTGCAGAAGGATGGTGTCGAGCAGCGGCGCGGGCGTGACGCCGAAGTGCTGCTCGATGACCATGCGGTCGAAGTATCCGGCGTTGTGGCCCACCTTGAGGATGGCGGGGTCCGCGAAGAACTCCCGCAGGATGCGCCGAATCTCGACCTCGTCGTCGGCACGGTAGTGGCTCCCGACGAGCGCCCCATTCGGCCCTTCGATGGAGAGCAGGTGGACGACCATCGCTTCTGTCATCGTCGAGAGGCCGACGCACTTGAGCTTCGCGACCGTGGGGTCATCGAAGGTGGTCTCGACATCGTAGATGATGGGCTGGCCGAGGTTGCGCGAGAGGAAGCCGACAAGCTGCATCGGCGTCGGGTCTCGGACGATGACAGGGTCGCTCCAGTTCAACTGCCCTCGGAACCAGCGGAAGGCTCGGGCGAGGTCGGTCTGAAAGGCCCGCGCCCACCGGCGGGCCTTCACCACATGGCCGGGATGCAGCGTCGGCATCACCTTGAGCTTCGTCCCGCTGACGCTGACGGGCCGCTCGCCTTCGTGGAACCGGCCCACGGCGTCGAACCATCCGGGCATCGGCCCCCCTCGGATGTCGAGGACAGGGCGGGACTTGCCAGTAAGGGCGTGCAGCGCCGTCTTGCCGAGGGTGATGATGTGCGGGTGTCGCAGGTCCGCGAGCAGCCTCGGGCGGCAGCAGTCGATGGGCGACGGCACCGGCTCCTCGCCCTCCTCGACGAGCTTCTTGTTCGCCCGCTGCCAGCGCAGCATCACTTTGTCGAGGTCGCCCTCGGGAGGGGCGCACGCAATGGCATGGTGCAGGGCAACTTGCGTGCGCTGCACGCCGATGCTCGTCAGCGTGTTGGTGAACTCCATGCCTCCAGGGCCGACGAGGGGACGTCCGACGTTGCACTCCTTCTCGCCGGGAGTCTCGGAGATGACATCGGCCATGTCGCCCGCGTGGCGCTCAGGGCCGACAGGCCCGCCGACGCGGATGGTGCGGAGGGAACATTCGGAGCATCGGGCGCCGAGCGCCTCGGGGTCGTAGGTCGGCATGGTGGTGCCTCGGTAGCGGGGAACGGAAGAAGGCCGAGAGGTCGCCCCCTCGGCCCCTAGTAGCGGGCGCTGTCAGTACTGAACGTCGTCCTCGAAGACCTCGACCGTCGTCGTGTGGCAAACGAGGCGGGAGTCGAACTCCTCCTCGGTGTCGGGCGCGTCGTTCTCGGTCGCCACCTCGCCATCGCGGATGCGCTCGCGCTCTGCGGCCTCATGGAGCAGGTCGCAGATGTCGTCCTGCATCTGCGCCTGCGCTTCCAGCGCGACCGCGATGCGCTGGAGGAGGTTGTTCTGCTCTCGAAGGACTTTTGCCAGTTCTTCCATCGGGAATCTCCTAGAGCGGCTGGTCGCCGCCGGTGGCCTTGAGCGCCTTGGCACGCTGGTGCTGGCGCTCGCAGATGGGCATACAGAACTCGACCTGCGCGTTGAACATGGCCTCGTTCGCCTTCACAGGCTCAAAGCCAATCTCACGAAGCTGCTGTCGGGCGTAGTCCGCGCACTCCGACTTGCAGGTCTTCTCACAGGCTTGAGTGAGGAGCGCGAGGGCTGCGCCGATGAGGAAGCGGCCCATCTACTTCTCGTCCTTCTTCGGGGCTTCCATCGTTCCGATGAGCGCCGCGAAGATGCCCGCAGCAGGAGCCGCGAGCAGCAGACCCATGAACGCACCGGCGAGACCGCAGGTGAGGACCGCCGCGATGGCGATGCCCTCACGCTGCTTCCTGAGCGCGAGGATGAGCGGGATGATCCCGCAGATGATGCCCATGAGCATTCCCATGAGCGCGTTCTGAATGATCGTTTCGTCCATTGCTGTTCCCCTTGTGAAAATGAAGTGTCGGTTCGCCCCATCGCTCACGCAAGAGCGCCACCGCTACCGACCAACCGGGACTCCCCTTGCGGGGTCGATGACAACCCGGCTCCCTGCGATTCCGAGAGGTTGGAGGTGAATGTCCCCCCGTTCATGGTTCGCCGCAGACCTACTGCTCGGCCCACCTGCCCTACCTGCCATCCAGCCCCTTTCGAGGCTCCCTGCGTTTTGCCCTCGGTCACGCGCAATGCCCAACCGCGCCGAGAAGCCGTCCGAACGCACGACGGTCCTGCAAGAGTGACCGGCGCCCCCACCTGCGCCTGTCATGCCGAGGCCCACAGAGCCTTCGGCGCCCACTGGGAATCACCCAGCCCGCACTTGCCGACTACTACTGCTTGACGCCCATGAAGCTGGAGAGCGCGGCGCTGGACACGGGCTTCGGGATACCGGCGGCGACGTTCGCAGCGACCGGCGCGGAGGCGACCGGCGCGGAGACCGACAGAGAGACCTTCTGCGTCGGGGCGGCGGTCGTCTGCGCCTTCACGCCACCGTTGACGAACGCCTCGCGGGTGATGAACCGCTGCTCCGAGTACTTCTTGCCCGCCTCCTCGTCCTTCGGCTGGAAGAAGATGTAGCCGCTCTTGCCGTCGAGGTACTCGGCGGTGTTGACGCCGTCGAAGACGCGACCGTCGCTCAACTGCGAGAGGATGGACTCGTCGGTGCCGACCGACTTGAGGGCCGTGAGCCAGCCGTTGCGGACGCCCTGGGTGCTGAAGTCCGTGCCGAGGAACACGCGGCACTCGGCGCCCTCGTAGTCGCCGGTGAACGCGAGCTGGACGAGGACCGACGCCTTGCCCTCGCCGCTGGTGTGGGCCTTGGTCTCGATGACGCGGACCTCGTAGTTGCCCTTCGGGGGCTGGACGCTGCCGCCCGAGCCGGGGGCGCCCTGCTCCTTGGCACCGGCGAGCGTGAAGTTGCTGAGAATGACCGACATGAGTGACTCCGGTGCCTCGGTGGTGGCGCGGACCCGTGCGTGTCCGAGGCGCTTCCCGTTGTTGTCAGGCCGGTGCGGTAACCGGCGGTCCCTCGGGCGGGTCCAAGGTGATGCCCGAGGTGTCGTGCGTGGTCGCGAAATGCGGCCTAGAGGTAGAGGGCGAAGACGTTCTGCTTGGCGCGGGTGAGCGCGGCGCGGTCGAGCGCGTCACGCATGACCCAGCGGACATGGAGCGGGTTGTCGCTGTGCGAGGCGCTCATGCTCTGCGCCTCCGCGAGGTAGGCCGGTGTGTTCGTCGGGTCCGCGACGAGAGCGTTCGCGAGAGCGGCGACGATCTCTTCCTGCCATTCAAGGCCGGGAGCGCGGGCGATGTTGTAGCCCGCCATGCGGAGGATCTCCCCGAGGTTCATCGGCGCCTTGTCGGGCGTGACGCCGTGCCTGTCCTTGGTGACCCAGTTGGGGTCGTCCACGGTGCAGCGGTAGGAGGCGTGCCAGCCCCTGCGCGTCGAGTCGTGTGCGGCCCGAAGAACGATGTCGCACGCGGTCGGCAGATCTTCCGGCAGCTTGCCGGGGAGCTTCGGCCCGCCTCGGACGAACGAGCCGTTGACCGTGCGCGGGGTCGATTCGTGGGCGACGAGGACAACGTGCATTCCGACGCGGCGGGCCGTGTCGCGGAACTCCAAGACGGCGTCCCGCACCGCGCCCCACAGCTTGAAGCCGGTGAGCCGCTTCACGTTCTCGAAGTGGGCAAGCGTGGACTCGGCAAGAAGGCTGAAGTCGTCAACGATGACGGCATCGAACTTGCCCGCCTTCGCGATGTCCTTGAGGCGCTTGGTTGCGTCCTCGATGGTCGCGGCCTCGGCGCTCGCCGGAACGAATCCAACGACATGGTGAGCAGGCTTCAGCGCACCCGGAGGGGCAAGGAACAGGCCATTCGGGAATCCGTAGAGAAGGTCGGTGGTCTTGCCGATGCCCGAGGGTCCGTAGACGACGCTGACGCTCTTGTCGCCGCCGTATGGGGCCGGTGCGGTGGGGTTCATGTGCAGTCCCTTGGTGGAGGGTGGAGCGGGGCGTTCTACAGTTTCGAGCGGAGGTCGGCAAGCTGTCCGAACAGGCGGTCGGCCTCCGCCTGTGCCGCCTTGCGGCCTTCCTCGGCGCAGCGAAGCTCGTCCTTCAGCGTTTCGACGTCGTCCTTGAGGTCGTCGCGCTCGTCGGTGAGCGCCTCGATCTTGACCTCAAGGGCGCGAAGCTCTGCGGCATGGTCGCCGGTGTCCCGCAGGATGTCGGGCAGTCGGGCGATGGCCCCTCCGACCGACTCGCTGCGAGGCGAGGTGATGACGCAGACGGCCCGCTCGCCCGCCATGACGACGGTGGTCGGCTCGGCGGTGTCGAGGCCGAAGGCCCGAACGTGCCACGGGCCGTGCGGCAGGGCCTCGCGCTCCGCACTCAGGATGCGGGCGGCAGCGCCCACAACTAGCCCCGCGCCAGCGAGAGGAGGTTGACGGCATCGGCAGAGGCAAGCTTCCCCGTCGCGACGAGGTCGAGGACGGCGGACAGCAGCCCGTCATGCGCCTTGCCGATGGAACCGACCGTGTCCACCGCCCGCTGCACCTTGACCGCAGCGCGAGGGGTCGAGGTCGGCATCGTGCGGACCTTGGGCGCACGGGGCGCGGCCACGGTGACCTGCATCGAGGCGAACGGCTCGGGCAGCGGGTGGTTCAACGTCGTCGCCAACTGCTGAAGCTTCGCGACCGTGTTGCCCGACAGGGTCTGCGCGTTGAACATCTTGCCGGTCTCGATGACCGACAGGAACGACTGCGACAGGCCGTGCTTGCGCTGGATGTCGGACTGCGAGAGGTTCGCGTCCACGCGGACATCGTTGACTCTCTTGGCCCATGCGACGAGTTCTGTGGTGACCTGATGGTGGCTCATTTGCGGGTTCTCCTGCGACCGGCTGGGAAGGTGGGTGGTGCCGGTGTGGGGCGCTATGTACAGCCGCCCCCGTGCGCTGTCAAGTGTCAATCGACTACTGCTCGCAAGACTCAGCAGACTCTAGGCTTTTCATAGCTTCGCGGAAGTTCTTCGCGGCGTCGAACAGGCTCTCCAGTGCGGTCTCGGACGCCTCGGCCTCGGTCGCGTCGGTGAACGCCGTAGCAGCGCGGACGACGACATCCGCGAGAGAAAGCTTGTGATGCGCGACGGCGTAGGCCAGCGACAGGCGCAGGAGGTCACGCGCTACGCTGACGCTGTCGTCGAACTCCTCGGGATTCGGCAGGTCGGTGCAGAGCGGCTTCATCGGGCCTTCTCCTTGTCGGCGCACTTTGCGTGAGCCGCACTGAACGAGTCCATGACATCGTTCATTTCACTCAGCTTGATGGGCAGTTTCATGTTCTGCGTAGTCGTGCAGACTTGGCAGCGCACAGTGGGCGGCTTCACCGAGAAATCGACAACGACATGGTCGGTCATCGCTGCTCTCCCCGGAGGAACGCTTCGGCGGCCTCACGGGCGGCACCGGCGGTCGAGGCCGTTCCGACTTCGTACTGGCCCCCGTCGCGCTGCGCCTGCCAGCGCCACGACGGCTCCATCGCTTTGCGCCTCACGCAGGCCCACGGCCCCTCGTCGATCTCCGCGTAGATGTTGCCGAGGTGCCATTCGGCGGCGCTCCACAGTTCGCTCATCGGAAGTCGCCCTTGAGAACGTCGGCCACGACCTGCATGGCCTCGGCGGTCCCCTCGGGCGACTCGACGACGTTCATCGCGTAGCTCGACTTGACCTCCTGGCCCAGCTTGGCGATTTCCGCGAGCGCCGCCTGCATCTTCGGGCTGTAGCGGCACTTCGGCTTCGCCAGCGTCTTCGCGGCCAGCTTCGTCGCCTTCTCGCGGCACTTCGTCGCGAGCTTGGTCCAGTGGACGGCGAGCTTGTCGAGCCGCTCGGCCCGCTTGATGAGCTTCTTCGCCTCTTTTGCAGGGTCGAGCTTCGCGCTCTTCTTCGCACCGGCCTTGCCCCAGTTGAGTCGGACCTTCGCCTTCGTCTTCGTCTTGGCCTTCGCGGCCACCTTCTTCTTCGCTGCCATGTACTGCCCCTTGCGGCCCCTTCGGGCCTATTTCGTCCCACCGTGGGACAAGTCGATGAACCAGTTGAGGTGATCTGCGATGCACGCCGTGGCGCGCTTCTGAGAGGCGCGGGTGCTGTCGCTGGCGATGGTGACCTCGAAGACGATGCCGTCGCCCTCGTCGATGAGGCGCCCTGTGACGAGGCCGTAGGAGTCGCTGCTGAGTTCGATGGCGAGGCGGGTCACAGGTCGCCCATGTGCGCGGCAACGACGCCGAGCGAGAAGCCCAGGACGATGCCCAGGAGGAGCCAGCCCATCACGGCTGGTCCTTCTGCACCTTCTCGACGGTCGCCTGTGCCACATCGAGATGGTTCCACACGACCGTCAGCGCCCCTTGGAGGCGTCGAACTTCTGCGATGAGGCGCAGCGCCGTCTGCGGGGACACCGAGTGCCAGCGGGGAAGTCCCTCCTCGATGTCGGCCAGTTCTTTCTCAGTGATCATCGAGGCCCCGCGTTCTCAGGCGTGCCGTGGCAGAGCCAGCAGTCGCGGCTCGCGCACTTCATGTAGTCCGAGGCGCTCGCGTGCAGCGTGCGGACCTTCTCATCCGGCTCCGAGAGTTTCTCCTTGAGCGCGGCGACCTCGGCCTCCAGCGCGGCGATGCGTTCGTCGCGCTCGCGGATGGGGTTTCTCATGGCGTGTGTGAACTCACCCATCGGTCGGTTCCTTCGGAGGCGGCAGCTTCTTGCCGCGCTTCTTCGCGGCCTCCATGCACTTGCCGCAGTAGCCCCGCTCGCGGGACAGGATGTTGAGGTTGTCGCCATCGCACGCAAGCTGGAGCGTACACATCGGCGCTTTGAGGTATGCGTTGCTCACGGACTGCACCATCGGCTTCGGGCGCGTCATCACTCCCCTCCCTCCACGTTGAGCGCGGCGACCTCCTGCCCCGTCAGGACGCGGGGCCGGTAGCCGGGGCGCACCTCGACGATGCTCCCGTCCTTGCGCTTCACGAGTTGCCCACGCTGGCGGTTGGTGCTGACCGCCGCCGTCATCCCCGATGGCCGAGTCCCTGCGCCCTTGTACCGCTTCAGCCCTTGTTTCGACGACATCGCTGGTCCCCTTCTAGGCGTTGACGCCCTGTTCGTAGACTTCCCTCTCGCAGCGGTAGAGCGCCGCTGACAGCGTCTGCTCGCTGCCCTGGCCGATGACCGCCCCATCGTCGTCCTCGACCCTCCACGCCCACGCCTTGCCCTCGTCCTGCACCGTGGCGACCGCGTCCCTGCCCACGGCTGCGGTCAACAGACCGGCGTCCTCGCCTCGCCAGTTCAGCTTCTCGGGCGGGTCTTTCAGCGCCGCGTCGGACAGTCGGCACAGGCGGCATGGGACGTTCGACGGGCCGTCCTCGCTCGACTGCTCCTCGCAGAACTCGCCCGCCGCAGGGATGCACCCAGCGGTGTCGCGGTACTGGCGCAGGAGATAGAGCAGCCACAGGCTCAACGCAGCGCCCCTGCAAGGCTGACGGCGAGGTGCATCTCGTCACGCGACACGCCATCGAGGATGGCCTCCGCGATGCGTGAGAAGGGCTGCGGCTGCTCCCCGAGGCGGCGGCGCAGGGCCTCGTTGTCGCGCAGGGCGTCACGCAGGGCGCGACGAAGCTGGTCCGGGGTCATGCTGTCGATGTCCATTGTCAGATTCCGTTCTGTGGGCGCCCGCGCCGCTTCTTTCCAAGCAGTGCGAGCGCAGCGTCCTCGGCCCGCTTCTCGCGCACGGCGAGAGGCACCTTGAGCTTGCCCAGCACTTCGGCGGCGGCGGCTTGGGTCAGTTCCATGCAGTCGGTGATGAACAGGTGGAGCGGCAGACGCAGGTGCTTCTTCTCGATGCGACTCATCGTCCAATCGTGAGCGCCGTTCCAAGTCGTGAGCTTCTCGACCCACCACCATGCACCAGCGTCACCCTTCGCGGGGCGCATGGCTTGCCACTCCCGCTGAATGAGCGCGAGCGCGTCTGCGTAGAACTGCTGTTGCGATGGGGTCATGGTGGTGGGGTCCGAACGCAGGGGGGACCGTACTACGGCTTGCCCCAGCGGCACAGGTCGAATCCGTCGCACGCTCCGTAGGCGCTGATGCAGACCTGCTCGGACAGCGTCTTCGGCCACTCCCACGGGTCGAGGCCCGAGGCGTCAAGAGCCTCGATGCGCTCGCGTGCGTGCAGGACGGTCAGCGTGAACCCCCGCTGCGCCTGCGGCGCCGGTTCCGCCGCGATGCGCTCGAAGACGCAGCGGTCCCCGTACTTCGCCGGAAGCTGGATGACGTTTGCCATCACACCGCCGAACTCGTCGCCGTAGACCTCGCGACCGAACATCTCCATGCCGATGAACTGGCCCGACAGGGTGTACCGCTTGCCGATGGCGGCGATGCGGCCCGTGGATTTGTGGTCGATGATGTAGACCTTGCCGCTAGACCCCCTCGCCACCAGGTCGAGGCGCTGCGTGAACTTGCGGCCTCCGATGTTCGCGCTGAAGACCTCTTCGACATGAAGCACCGTCAGCGTGTCGGTCGCGTACTGCGCGGCGTACTCGCGCACGACCTGCTTCGCGAGGTCAACGAACTGGAGCGCGCCGGTGCCAAGCTCCTCGGCGCAGGTGTCGATGGCCCTCTCGGGCGTGGCCCACTCCTCGGGGTCTCGACCGGCTTGCGCCGACTGCAAGCGGGCGTAGTAGTGCGCGAGGCCCTGATGAATGAGCGACCCCTTGAGCAGCGGAGCGCGGTCACCGAACGATATGCCGGGGATGCGGTGGTGGTAGGCGAACAACTGCGGGCAGCGCAGCGCGGACTCGGTCGCGTGCCAGCCCCACTCGCCCGACGAGCCAGCGTTGAGGTACTTCGGTTCGATGGTCATGTCAGACTCCAGCCTCTGCGAGGCCAAGGACGGCAAGCTCGGTGAGATCACGGCGGACATCGAGGAGGGTCTTCTCCAGCGCGGTCTCCTTCACCTTGCGCGACTCCAGTGCGCGGAACACGGCATCGACAGGGTCGGTGCCGATGCACAGGCCCTCGCGGGCGACCTCGTCGAGCGGAGTCATCAGCCCGAAGGCGTGCGGCGCGTCTTGCGGAATGCCGTAGAGGTCGGGGCCGTCGAGAGTCGCCTCGACGCTGACGACGCTCGGGCGGTTGTCGGTCCATTCGACCGCGTAGAGCTTCACCTTCTCGCTCACAACTTCACCTCCCCGACCGGCACGCCGAAGAAGCGCAGCATCTTTGCGAACTCGGCGTTGGCGGGCGTGAGATAGCTCGTCTTGAGGATGGTGAGCTTCTGCCCGTGGATGGCGGCGTACACCGCCCGCAAGGTCGCGTAGAGGACGGGCATCCGCTTGGCGCCGGGACCGCCCATGACCTCGGTTCCCTCCAGCACTCGGCGCAGGGCGTAAGCGGGGTCGTCGGCGGTGAGGCCGACGCCCGACTCCAGCCTCGCGGTAAACTTCTCGGTCTCTTCGGGCGAGACATGGTGCGCGACGATGAGGGCGCCCATCACCAACCCCGTATGCACACGGCGGGAGATAGCGCCCGCGCTGCCTGCGGCCTTCGGGTACACATCCATTGACCAGCGAATGTCGGCCCCGTACTTCGCCGTCACGGCGTCGAGGTGCGAAAGCGTGAAGCTGTAGCGGCCCGAGCCGTTCTCAAAGACGGCCTGCACCGCCTTGGCCCGAGCGGTGAAACGGCGCGGGTCAGAATCAAGCGACACACGGCCTGTGAGTGTGGCGAGGTCGGAGAGCTTGCGGCGGGTGCCGGTGTCGATGGCCTCCAGGGCGACGGGGTCGGCGTCGAAGGTGACGATCATCGGAACGGTGGCGTTCGCCTGCACAACGGCACGCAGCCGGTGCTGGCCGTCGATGAGCCTACCCCGCGTGTCGAAGACCAGCCCGTGCGGCAGGCACAACCAGCGACCGGCGATGATGTCCGCAGAGAGCCGGTCGATGTGGCCGTGGTTCAGCGGGCGGTTCGTATTGATGTTCTTCTTGAGGTACTCGACGGCGAGCGCGGGCGTGACGTTCTTCTTCTCGAATCGCATGACGGGTTCCCTTCGGCGCCTCTTCGGCGCCATGTGCGCTGGTGGGCGCGGTTACAGGCCGAGCTTCGACAGCAGACCGGCGACGATGGCCTCTTCGTCGTCACCGCCTCGCAACTGGCGCGAGAAACCTTCCAGCGAGTCGTCCTTCGATACGTCCTCAACCGCTGGGAGCTTGTCGAGGAGCAGACCGGCAACGTGTTCGTCCACGCTCTGCTCCGCGATGAGGTACTGGATGAGGACCGGCCTCTTCTGCCCCTGACGGCTGAAGCGGCCTTCCCACTGGATCACCTGCCCCGGCGTGTAGGGCAGGAACGCGATGAACGCGGTGTCAGTGTCGTGGAGCGAAACGCCCTCGCCCCAAGCGTCACCTGTGCCGACGAGGACCGCAGGGCCACCTGTCGCCATGTACTGCTGCTGCATATCGTCGCGCACGCTCGGGGCCGTGCCGCCGTGGCCGACGAAGATGCGGGCGCCGGTGGCGAGCTTCTCGATGTCCTGCCCGAGCTTCTCGCAGTCCTCGCGGCGACCCGTGAATATGACGACCTTCTGCTTGCCCTCGATGCATTCCGCGACGAGTTCCAGCAGCACCTTGCGCTTCTTCGCAGCGGCCTCCATCAGCCTCGCCTCAAGGATGGCGCCAGGTCCGTTCTTCGCGACCTTCTTCATGGCCGTGGCCGTGAAGCCCTCGGCGCGGCATTGCTCGTCGAGCGTGACGTAGGTGATGAGGCGACGACGCGGCGGCAGGTGCCGGTGGGTCACGCTGTGCGGGACTTGGTTCACGACGAGGCTCACGCGGTCGTAAAGCTCGTTCAGGTTGCTCGACCCCCGCGAGTCGATGCCACCGTAGCTGCCTTCATGCGCCGCGCAGTAGCGGGCCGCGAACGAGGCGCGGTCCTTCCTGTAGAACGGCCCCCACGCATCAGGATGAACGAGGTCCAACTGCGCCCACAGGTCTCGGGTGCGGTCTTTGATGGGCGTGGCCGTCGTCGCGAGGCGGCGGGAACAGGCGCGGGAGAGCCGGAAGGCGGCTTGCGCGATGTTCTCCAGCGGGTCGAACTTCAGCTTGCCGTTCTCCTGCGGCGTGGCCCCGAACCGCTTCCATGACTTCGCCTTGTGGGCCTCGTCGAAGATGACGTTCTTCGGTCGCCACGCAAGCAGATGCTCGACGGCATCAGGCAACGCCTCCCAGCCCACGATGACGAACAGCGCCTCGCTGTCCGCGAGCTTCGCGAGGTCTTCCTTCTCCTCGATGACGAGGGCGCGGTGTGTCGTGAGGCGCTCGATCTCGCGGGCGTGCGACCGGCGGACACCGGCCCGCGTGACGAGGACGGTGGCCCCGAGGCCCGCCAGCGCCCAGCAGATGGCACCGGCGGTCTTGCCCGCTCCTGCGGCCCACCACAGGTGCGCGTCACGGTGCGCGGTCGCGAGGATGCCGTCGCGCTGATACGGCGTGAGGAACGCCGGAACCCACTCGCGCAAGCCCGAGGCGACAAGGTCTTCGACGCTGGTCAGCGGGAGGCGGTCTTCCTTCGTTGTCATGGCGCGAGTCGGAATGCCCCGAGCGGTGCAGACGCGCTCGACGAGCCACGCGGCGTTCTCATGCACGGTCACGAGGCCGTCGCGCACGGTGACGCCGGGGAGAGCGTTGAGGGCGGCGAGCGCGTCAGCGGTGACGCGGTCAAGCGTGAAGCGGTACCAAGCCAAGGTGGACCCCTGTGGTGGCAGGAGAGAGGTGCAGGGTTGAACGCGAATCCAGCACGGCGCACGCTAGAACCAGCGGTTGACACTTGTCAAGCCCCAGCGCGTGGCATAGTCTGCGGGCGCCGCGCTCCTGCGGCCCCTCCACCAAGGGAACCCTCCCATGCTCACCGAATCCGAAGTCCTTGCGGCGCTCCCGTCGCACGGTTTCCTGCGCCGATATGTCGAGTACGCCACCGAGCGCACTGACGCGAACGTCGCCTACCACCTCGCGGGAGGGCTGATGCTGCTCTCGCAGGCGGTCCCCATCGACTACTCGATGCCGTGGGGTTCGCCCGTCTACGGCAACGTCTACAGCATGGTCGTCGGCGGCTCGTCGAAAAGCCGGAAGACCAGCGCCCTCAACATCGCCGCACGCCTGTTGCAGGACGCGCTGCCGTCGAGCTTGCAGGAGACCCCCGGCTCGCAGGAGGGCTTGATTGAGTCCCTGCGGCGCGAGGCGAAGCAGGTCGTCCTGTACCCCGAGTTTGGCGAGTTCCTCGCGAAGAGCGAGGAAGGCTACTTCCTGCCGATGAAGACGACGCTCACGAACCTTTGGGACTGTATGCCCGTGGGGCGTGCGCTCGCGAAGGGGTCGATGGGGCAGATCACGAAGCCCCGTCTGTCGGTCATGGCGGCGGTCGCCACCGACCTCTTGGAGCGCCACACCGAGGAGGCCGATTGGACCGGCGGATTCGTTGCTCGTTTCCTCACGTTCTACGGCGAGCCGGAACGTCACTTCATCACGCCGCCGATGGACGACCTCCAAGCCAAGCACTCGCTGGCTGAATGGCTGCGCGGCCTCGCGGACTTCTCGGTCCCGATGCAGAGCGGTGAGCAGGCAAACCCGCCGGGGATGTGCAAGGGCATGACCCCTGCGGCCCAGCAGATGTGGGCCGATTGGGCTGCGGAGGAGGGCAAGAAGACGAAGGGCGCGAACACTCGCGTGGCCGCTTCCATCGCCCGTGCGACGAGCCACGCGGGCAAGGTCGCCATCCTCCTGTCGTGGGACATCGGGCGTGCGCGGTCAGGCGAGACCTGGCACATCGGAGAGGCCGAGGTGAAGTCGGCGCTCGCCATCACCTCGCTGCACATCAAGTCGGTGCTGGAGCTTGGCGAGCGGGTCACCGGCTCGCGGGACATGAGGGACCGGCGGGCCGTGCTGAACGCCATCTCCTCGATGGCCCCGACGCCGCTGGGCGTCATCATCAAGCGGGCCGCGCTGCTCAAGCGGCGGGTGGTCGAGGTGTTGGACTCGCTCGTCGAGGAACAGGCCGTCGCCGTCTACACCTCGTCAGGGCGCCTCTCCTACTTGCAGTCGCCCGAGGCGCAGAAGCTCCTGCTCGCGAGCGACAACATCGAGGAGGGCGCCGCCTCGCTGAACATTCCGCGCATCGTCGAGCGCCATCCGGCCCCGAGGCTCACGCCGTCGCCGGTGGTCCCGATGAACAACATCGTGCGTCCCGGCGAGGTCGTGTGGGCGAAGCCGGATGACTGGGTCGAGGGCGAAGACAGCGTCATCTACATGGAGGAAGACGCCCCCTAGCGGTAGTGCCGCTTGACGGCTCCACCACTAGCCGATAATGTGCATAGCAGGGTTCTCCTAGCGATGGTGGTCGCTGCGGAAACGAAGCCCTCGGGATGGTGGTCCCGGGGGCTTCACCTTTTCCGGCCTGTCACACTTAGAACTTTCGCGGGGCAGTACGCAGAATGTCCTATCGGCGCGAGCGACGACGACGCATTCCGTCAAGGGCGCCCTTCACCATGCACTTGCGGGAGAAGGTCTCGCGGGCGAACGCGATGCTGCTGTTCGCGTCCCCCAGCCCCTTCGGGTTCATGCTGCCTTCGGCCCCGTGGGTAATGGCAGAACCGTAGTAGTCCACGGCTTCGATGAGCGTCTTGAGCGCCCGCTGGCAGGAGCCGCTGTTCGCAAGTGAGTGCGCCTCGCGAGCAATCTCGTCGGCTTCTGCGATTTGGGCCTCGGCCATCATCCGATGATGCGCCACCGAGCCGTGCAGCCCCATCTTCCTTCGCTTCGCCATGACTACCTCTTCAACTTGCGGCGCCGCCGCAGTCCGTTGACGCCCGCCCCGTTGTTGAGGCGGCGCTGATACTCAGCGAGCTTGCGTGAGGCTGAACCTGCGGCGTCCGCACGCAACTTCGTCACCTTCGTGTCGTCGGTCTTGAGGAGGAACCACACGACGCCGCCAGCGGCCAGGGCGAGCGCAATGGTGCCGATGCCGATGCCGCCGTCGTCCTTCTTCGGAGGCGTGAGCGCGGGCGGCGTGACGGGCGGCTCCTTCTCAGTGCCGGTGCCGGGAGTGCCGGTCGAGCCGCCACCTGTTGAGCCTCCACCGCCGCTGGACCCGCCACCGCCGCTGGACCCACCGCCGGTGCCGCCGGTCGAGCCGCTCGCGGTGCAGACGAGCGAGCCGTCAGCGTTCTGCCCCGTGGCGACGGTCCCCGCAGGACACGCCTCGGAGGCGCCGCCGCTCTCACCAGCGAGGCCAAGATCCGCGAGGCTCTTGAGCAGGTAGGGGCTGTAGTACTCGATGACCCGCGCCAGCTTGTCAGGAGCGCCCGCAGTGTTGACGCCCTTCGGGAACATTCCGGCAGCGACGGCGACAGTGTAAGCCGCGTCCTGCTGCGCCTCAGTCACCGTCGCGCCGCGACGAGCCGCGATGCGAGCGAGAACGTCGCCGTAGTCGGTCTTCGCGCCCGACTCGAAGTAGTAGAAGCCGTCGAACTCCTTGAACTCGGCCAACTCCTCGGGCGTGAAGTCAGGCGCAGCGCCGAGACCGGCGACCGCACCGTCGCCCTTGCGGAACAGCAGGTAGCCGATGCCGAGAGCCGCACCGGCGCCGAGCAGGAGCTTCGTGGTCTTCTTCATCGGAGGCTCACTTTCCGCAGCCGCAGTCACCGAGACCAGCGACGGCGCTCTTGCCCTGCGCTTCCAGCGCGAGCCGGATGTCCTCGGGGGACGGCGTGTTCTTCTTCCACAGGATGTAGGCGAGGCCGACACCGGCGACGAGCATGGTCAGCCCGACGACGGTGTCGGGCTTCATGCCGCCGAGGTGCCGCGAGCGGCGACGACGGCGCACGACCTACCAGCCCTGGAGCGTCGGGCCGACGCGGTACGTCGGCGCCATGTAGCCCATCGCGCCGTCCGACCCGAAGAGCTTGTCGCGGTAGATGTAGATGACGACGGCGGCAGCGCCGACACCGGCCCACACGAACTTGTTCTTCGGGTCGAAGAATCCGTTGAGCATGGACTTGCGGGAATGACGACGACGGCGACGAGCCATGATGAACCTCGGAGTGCCGCTCGGGGCGGCGGTTGGGAACTAGATGCGACCCTGCAAGGCGCGGACGTAGGGGTCGTAGGCACCGGCCTGACGGGCCTTCGCCACGCGGACGATGGCGACGATCTCGTTCGCCAGTTCCTGCGCGGTCGCCACGTTCAGCAGATCCGGGTTCGCGGCGATGAACTGCTCGATGCTGATGCCCCCGCCCACTTCCAGCGTTCCCTGCGCGTACATCCGCTCGGCCAGGACAGTGCGGAGCTTCTGCGCCCGCGCCATGTCCATGTCGGTGGCGGTGTCCTTCATGCCGCCAGCGCCGGTCCCTGAGAACCACTTGGCGAAGAGGGCGCCACCGGCGACCCACAGCCACGGGATGGCGACGAGGCTGATGGGTTCACCGAGGCCCATCATGCTGTGCGAGCGGCGGTGCGAACGACGACGGCGTCTCATGTTCTTCTCCTCGGCCCCGAGGGCCATCGGTCCCCAGCGGGGAGTGCAGACTTGTGCAGACTACCGCCGCTATTCCGACCTCGCCAATCGACCAGCGGCCTTGAGTTGGCGGCGCACTGTGACGAGGACGAATGCCTCGATGGCGACAGCGCCTCCGAGAGCGCCCTTGAGGACGCCTTTGCGCTGGCCGACCGCGAGGAGGCCGAGCGCGAGCAGCGCCGTCCGCAGGCCCATCGACGCGATGATGTCTGCCAAGGCTCCCGGCTCGTCGAGCCAGTACGCCTCGGCAGCGCGGACGCTCGGGAGAGTCGTTTCGATGTGCGCCATGCGCCGCAGCGTATCGCACAAAGTGAAGCGCCCCCACCTGGCAGGGTGGAGGCGCCTCTGAGGGCCGAGGGTGACCGCCTCGGACCTACTCTGCCCAGCCCATGTGCCTCCAAGCGCACTCGGAAGTCTCGTTCGCGAAGCGGGCCATTTGCATCCGAAGCATTACCATCTCTTCGTTCATCTTGCTGCCAAGCCATGCGGCACGGCGCAGACCATCGCGAATGGCTTGGTCCCCGTCGAGGACGCCCGCGCTGTTACGGAGGTCGAGCGCGACAGCGTCGAGGAGCGTCACTCGGCCTCGACGGCCTTCGGAGCGAGCGACGCCAGCTGAGCCTTCAGCGACTCGTTCTCCGACTGGAGGACCGCGTTGGCGGTCAGCACGTCGAGGAACTGCTGGAGCGCACTGCCCACGCTGTTGAGCGCGGCGATGTGCTTGTTGATGACGATCTCGTTCTTCTCTCGGAGTTCCGCGACGGTGGTCTGCTGCTGGCTCATGGTCTTCTTCCCCTGTTCTCTGCGCGCTCGATTGCGCTCGCGTCGTTTAGCTCGAACCTCGAAGTTCCGCAAGAGGCTGCTCATGGGTGGGCACCGTAGCCTACGGCGTGAGTTCCTGCACGGACGTAACGAAGGTGTTTGCGAAGACGCCGATGGACGGAGTTGCACCCAGCGGCAATAGCTGCGCAGCGACGGTCATACTCACACCCGCGCCAACCAAGGACGTCACGAAGGAGATGGCAACGCTCGCAGCGAAGTTGTTGTTGAGTGAAACGGCAGACTGCTCGACTCCGTTGACGAGGATGCCCACGCTCACTTGTCCGCTGTAAGCGACAACCTGCCAGCACTCAAGCGTGACCTTGTATCGCCGCGCGCCGGAACTGTTGTTCGTCCATGTGATTGTCGTTTGCGGGATGGTGGTCGTCGTCGAGGTCGTGAACCCCGTCGTCGGCCCCATCGCGGCCTTGGAGAGCGGATAGCTTCCCCACACAAGCTCGTTCGCGGCGCCAGTGGCGGTTGAACCCTCCAGCACCTTTCCGACTGCACCCGCACCGCTCCCCGTGATGGCAATCTTTCCGGGGTTCAGCGATGTCGCCATCGTGACCGGGCCGTACATCGTCGTCGGCTGCGTCCCTGAAGCCAAAGCACCGATGACAATTGAGGCAGTCTGAAAACCGTTTCCTCCGATGATGACCCTACCTTTGACTGCGCCCGCACCACCGTTGATTTCGACGTTTCCGCCTGTGCCGTCCGTTGTGTTAGCCGACCCACCTGCGATGTAGGCGATACCGCCGCTTTGTCCCGCTGAATACCCGTACCCGCCAGTGAGAGCGAGGTTGCCCCCACGGGTTCCTGTCGTGCCCGCCCCACCTGCACTAACCGAGACCGTTCCGCCTGTACCCCCTGCGGCAGCGATGTCTCCCACGATCAATAAGTCTTGGCTTCCGACAGAGCTTTGCTTAACGAGCTGTTCGTGGCTGTTGGACGTAAATAAAATCGCGTCCGTCGTCCCCGTGCTCGTTGTGTTGATGGTCAGCTGCCTGAACTGAGGTAAACTCGTCGTCGCGATGTTCTGCGGCAGCGTCAGCGTCAGCGCACCAGTTTGCGGAGTGCCTGTCGTACCTCCGACGAGAATCTGATTGGCCGTTCCCGTGAGGCTTGTGACGCCGCCGCCACCTCCGCCTCCCGGCGCCCACGTCGGAACACCCGAGACAGTCGTGAGGACGTAGCCGTTGGTCCCGGCTGCGAGTTTGGACAGCACGGTGGGTGAAGAGGCGTAGAGCAGGTCTCCCGTAGCGTACGATGCTATGCCCGTGCCGCCATACAATGGATTAAGGGCGATGGCGAGACCCAGCACACCATTGACGTAGGTAGATGCTCCAACCGCACCTAAGTAGACCTGATCAGTCAACGCCGTGCCAATATAGACTCTTCCGAACCGACCCGTCCCTCCGTTGGTAGACCCGCCTTGAACATATGCGTTCCCGCCATTTCCCGTTCCAGCTAGATACGAGTCACCTCCTCGCAGATATACGTCACCGCCAACCTGCGCTGTTTCGGCAGGCTCCCCGCCTTTAACCATGATGCTCCGACCGTAGGTGCTTTTGTATCCGGCTTGGAGGGTTACGGGATCATCCGAAGTGCTGTCCCCGATGTAAATGGTTGAGCTGGATCGTCCCTTCAGAATGTCCGAAACGACGGACGTTGTCGCAGTGAGCGTACTGAAGGTGGGAGAACTTCCGGTGCCGATGGACTGCGGAAGCGAAAGCATGACTGCGCCCGTCGAGGCCGACGCAATCACCTGATTGGGAGTACCCGCAATGCTTGTGACGCCTCCGCCACCGCCGCCTCCCGGCGCCCATGCTGGTACGCCGCCAGCCATCGTGAGGACGTAGCCGTTCGTTCCCGCTGCGAGCTTGGAAAGCGTGTTCGTGGCGGAGGCGTAGAGAAGGTCGCCGGTTGCGTAGGAACCGATTCCGGTGCCTCCCGAGGTCGCCGCCAGCGCCGTTGCCAAGGTCAGCGTCGAACCCGCCGTCAAACTGACGGCCCCGGTTAACCTTGTCGTTGTGGCTGAAGAACCGATGCGGACTATGCTGGTGTCGGCGCTGCTGCCGATAGAAACGACGCCCGCAGTGCCGGTGCCTGTCTTAGCGCCGCCATCAATATTGACGTCCCCACCGTTTCCATTAAGCCCCCTGCCTGCGCCACCTAAAATGACTACAGTTCCGCCTGTGCCCCCACCCGACGCAAAGATGTTGTCACCACCTCTCAAAAACACCGTATTGCTGGTGCTGAGCGTCGAGTCCACCGGCTG